ATGTTATATTTTTTGCTTGTTTTGTCGTGTTCTTTGAATTTCATGATTTTGTTTTTATTTTTTTAGATTCGACCTTTGTTTTTGTTTTCGGGAACCATTCTAATAATTCACGTCCCACATAATACCATCTCTTGTACTTTTTGCCTATTTTAGCAAAATGAGCTGGCATTAATCCTTTCAAAGACATTCTACGAATAGTAATTCTAGAACGGAAAGGAAAAAATCCTTTTTTAGCTTCTTCTATAAGCTGAGTTATAGAATAAATTGTATTATCGTTTTTTATCATAGTTTTTAGGGAGCATTTCAGGAATTTCTTTTTGAAGAAAAGACATGAACTTAGAAAGAAACTTCTCATCTACTTCGCCTTTAAAGTTAATTAAGAGATTTCTTTTTATAATGTCAGCAGGATCAAGTTTAGACAAATTCTTCAATTCTTTCAATTTTACTGTGAGCTTTATCTTTTGGTTCATGCTTTAGACGATCCACAAATATTTTTGTAATCACACCATCTGCATTTTAGAGGGTCTGGTTTTGGTTTCCAATTGTCTTTCTTAATATTCTTTATTATGTTCCTAGCCCAGTCAAAATATTTTCTTATGTCTTTGTCTGACACTTTTACTTCAAAAACATCAATAACTGGATCTTTGACTTTGTAAATAACATCATAAAGAATTTTAGAAGGTTTCTTGTTGAACAAGTTGAAATAACCTACAAAATAACCCACATGTTGAAAAGATTTCAAAATTGTTTCCGGCACATATTTCTTACTAGAAGTTTTGTGTTCAACAATAATGTCTAATTCAGCAATCAAATCCATGATACCTTTCAATTTTACTCCTAGATCTTCTTTTGTTATTGGGTTCACAAAAGGAACTTCGAAAGAATATTCAATATAAACAGGTTTAACATCTAAAGGGCTTGTGATAGCTTTTTTCAGCATGTCTTGAGCATTCAGAAGAATAACATCTTCTGACGTGTCTTTCAGTTCAATTGGATAACTTTTCAAAGCTCTCAAGAAAATGTCTGAAGCTTCTGAAAGTTCTAAAGTCTTATTGTTCTTTTTTCTTTCGTATAGTTCTGCAAGAACTTTATGAACAGCTCCACCGACTGCTAAAGCTTGAGGTTTCTTTTCTGGCCAAATCTGTCTGACATAAGAAAAAAAGAATTTTTGTGGACAATCACTATATGTTGATAGAGAAGAATTAGATACTTTTTCAAGGATCATGGTATTAATTTCAACTGTTCACCTTTAGAAGACTTTCTGTTTAGACGTCTTTCTAATTTGTTAATAAGTTCTTCGATATACTTCGACTGTTTGTCGTTCAAAGTAGATTTTAATTTAAGATATTCTGCTTTGACAACAGTAAGACTTTCGTCGTCTTTGACTTTAAGCAATGACTTTTCAAAAGTCTTTGTTATTTCTAAATCTTCTTTTGTGAGAGAAACTTCTATTTGAGTGATTTTGTCTGGAGACATAGAAGGCAAGTCAAATTCCTCAAGAAGACCCTCATAAGCTTTCTTTCCAATTCCATACATCGCAGCAGCTTTTTTCAGAGCATTGGTTAAGGCACCTTTTTTAGAATTACCAAGTGTCTCACTAATACCTGACCCAAAAGAATCACGATAGACAAGAGGTTTAAATTCACCATCTACCCAGTTGCCCAAAGACAATCTCAAGTATAAAGAAGTCCACCAGGTGTCATTTCTCTTCTCGACTGTTGGTTCTCCTATTAAACCATAATGCCAATGGTCTAGACCTACAACTTCGTTTAAGACATTGACAATATATTGATAACCGTAGATGTAGAGATCTTTTCCACTGTCTAAAGTCTCAACTCTCAAAGCTTCGTCGGGTAAGTCAATGATAAACTTTTTGTAAAGTTCTGAGAGGTCTTCAGGAGACAACACTGTTTTTGTAGCAAGTTCCATATTTTGTTGTTTGCGTCTTCTTCTCATAATTAATAATACTCATTAGTCTTGAGTTGACTCTCGACCTTGTTTACTTTAATTAGCTTAGACAGTTCTTAAATCTCTTGCTGGCCAAAACTTTACTCTTTTCTTAGCAGGTATCGTGATTTTCTCTTTTGTTCTAGGGTTGATACCCATTCTTTCTTTTGTCTCTCTGACAATGAAAGTGCCAAGATCTCCGAGTTTCAGTTCGCCATCCGCTGTCAGGACTTCCTTAATTAGCTCAGGCAGAGCATTTAAAACTTTTTGAATGTCTTCAGCCTGTAGTCCTGTCTTCTCTTCTAACTTTTTAACTACTTCGTATTGTTTTAACATGATTGATTTATTTTTTGATTATGTAGATCGACCTTTGCTATAAGTTCTAAATCGTACGGCCAGATTTGAGTAATGAAACTCTGGTCTGGTACACTAATATCTTCATCTAAGACTGAAGTATTGTCTACGAAGAAACAGTCAATAGGTTCCTTCAATAAAGAATTGAAGAATTTACTAATTACAAGATCAAATCGTAGTTTTTCTCCAGTACTTAGAGCTTGATAATCAAGTCCGTTTATTTTGAACTTAAAAGTGTCTTGATAGCCCATTTCATTTTTGTATAATTCTGATAAGACTATCTCGACATTATTAAACTCTTTCTGTAATTTAGTTAATAAGTCGCTTAATTTGAGTTTGATTTCTTCAAATGGTAATTTTACTAGAACTCTATAAGTATTTTTCATTTCAGAAATACTGAAAGTAGCAGAGTCACAAGCTAAAGAAAGTCTGTTTTTGTCTCTTTCAATTAAGTCTTGGACTTTAACTAAAGTTGCTTTTGATAATTTCAATTTATCAAAGGGAAATTCTTTCAAGTATTCCAATTGTGCAGAAGAATAATCTTTGTTTTTAGTGAGGAGTAATTTTTTAGCGTTTACTTTCTTGAGAGTTTCCGCAATATCAGACAAATCAACTCGAGAACCAAGATAAGCTTCTTTGCCTCCTAATTTGCGAAATAATTCTAGTCTATTGATAGAAGAAGTATTTGTCAAAATTAAATCTCTCTGCTCTTTCTCGTTTAAGTTCATAAAATATCCCACATTAAAAACTGAAGCAAAAAAATCAAAAGACACAATTTCAGTTTCTTTTTGTGTCGTGAGTTCGTCGTCTATTCTAAATTCTGATTGAGATTTACTCTTCTTTCTAAAATAAACGTGTTTGTCTGTTGTTAATTCAACTTCGCAAAAATCTTGACCTTTTTGAATGTATCTTTCTGTGTCTCTTGAACCATCAGGTGTTCTATTATATAATGCAAAAATGATAGCATCTCTAATAGATGTCTTGCCTGCTCCGTTCTTCCCTTTCAAAAAATTTGTTGAGCTGAACTCAAAAGTTTTATCACTAAAACATTTGAAATTTTTGACTCTAAGTCTGTAGATAAACATGTGTCTTGATTGCGTTAATTGACTAATTTCTGTTTTCTTATATTATTATATCACATTTTCAAACTTTTGTAAATAGGTAAGTTATTAACAGTCGGGTTTACAACATCTGGATTGTGTTTTATAATCATCTTAATGAAAAAAGAAAAGTACATCGAATTGAATAAGACGTACGAAGAATATATCCAGATTTATCACGAATACTACGTGCTAAATTGGAATCAGTACGACATCTCTAAATATCACAAATGTTCTCAGTTTAAAATTTCAACTGCTCTTAATTGGGTTGAAAAAAATAAATTGAAAATTCCAGCCAAACAACTAATAGATGGCGCAATAGATGCAGTCAAAGTTAGACTGAAAAAGAATAAAGCATTGTATGACAAAGAATTCAATAGAGCAAGGGGCATAAATCATAAACTTCTGCTTGAATTAAATAAAGAACTCAGAGAAGATGAAAAACTATTGTTCCATCTTCAGAACATTTTAACAGAGAAATTCCAATTGATAGATACCACAAATGCTGCTAACATTTTGAAAATGATAAACGAGGCCAGAACGTCGCCGGTAGAAGTGGAGGATAAAACTATCCTACCTAACGGTTAGGAGTCTTCTAACGTTACAGAAGTTAACTAGAACGTTAAAGAAATGTACACTTAAGGAGTAAAAATCAATAAGATTCCTTTTTAATAGTCTAAAAGACATGTTTACCAATGATCAAATACAAGTTTTAATTAGAGCAAAGAACGATTTTGTTTACTTCTTGAATAATATCTTTTCCCTTTCTTTCAAGGGAAGTTTTATTTCTGGAGACTATGTGACAAAAGTAGGTCGTTTCTTAAGTCAGAACAAGAAAACTATCAGAATCAGTGCTAAAGCTCACATGAAATCAACTTCTCTCTATGCATATTTTATGTGGAAGTTGCTGTTTCAAGGTGCTTCTGAAAATATTGAATGTCACTATCTAAGTTTTCAAGAACAGATGGCTGGTTATCACGTAGGTAAAATCAAAAGACTTATTGAAGCTAACCCATACTACGACGAGATTATAGACTTAAAACCCACAGCAGAATCAATGATCAAATATACTTGGGATAGAAAGCATAACATTTCTCTAGAACCTCACGGATTGATTCAGTTCAAAAGAGGAATTCACGGTGATATTATTTTTGTAGATGACCCTTTTCAAGATCCTCAAAATGAAATGGTCCCTACTTCAATATACAAAGTCAATGAAATCTTTAAATCAAACATCTTAGACATGCCTAAAGAACCTGATGGTGAATTGCATGTTGTAGGAACTCCCCAGACTAGAGAAGACTTTTTCTTTGACCCCCACATTACTAATAGATTTGCTGTTTTAATTCTTCCAGCCATTAAAGAAGGAAGAGCACTCTGGCCAGAGTATATGTCTATAGAAGAATTGAATGAAAAAAGAATAGAACGAACTGAGAGAATTTTCAATAGAGAATATTTGTGTAATCCTGTTTATTCAACCAATGCTTTTTTCAATAGAGACCTTCTGATCGCGAAAGCAGTAAACGCTAATTTAGTAAACTTGAAGTTAATGTCTAAGTACGACATTAAGAATGATGTGATTGCTGGATTTGACATTGGCAAGAAACTTCATCCTTCTCATCTAGCAGTCTTTGAAGTTAGAGATGGCAAATGGGTCATGATCCATCATAAATTCATGAGAGGCTGGTCTTATTCTAATGGTAGCAATTACTTCCCTCCGAACCCTACTCAACTAGAATATTTGAAAGAAGCAATAAAAGTCTTCTGCATTGACAAATTGTTTTTTGATAACACAAGAGGAGAGTTTGAGTCTTTTATCGAGCAAGACTTGTTGGCTCCTCAGATGATACCCATAACAACAACTCACAAGTTGAAAGTAAAAATGTCTACTGAATTTGATAAAGCTGTTGAAAACTCTGAAATTGAATTAATCAATGATGACGACTTATTAAACTCAGTATCTTCAGTCACTAATGACTTGATGGCAATAGAGTCTGCTGCTACAGGTCATGGAGATGCTTTTTGGAGTATTGGATTAGCTTTACTTGGTAAAGGAGACTTATTAACTGCTCGTTCTAGTAATGTTCAAGCTAGAGCAGGCAATAAATCTATATTTGCTCAAGGAAGTAAAGTTCCTAGAGGGTGGTAGTTTACAAATGACGAATTTTTTGATATAATATACTAAAGAAAACTTTTCAACTCATCAAGCTCCACTAAAGCTGAGTTCGTGCTCCTACGGCGAACCCAGTTAATGGAGCTTAAAAAACCGGCAATTATCTGACTAGATACAAGACAATTGCCATCATCAAAGCTAACCAACTTAACTTTGACGTGAAATTTGACAACACTAAAATAACCAGACTCATCAATAGTCCAAATAGGTGAAGAGAGGTAAAAAGCAAGACTATTGCCAAACAATTAATAAATTCGTCAATAGGCAAGATATTTAATAAAACTCTCTCTCTGAAGTGTTGATAGATGCTTTTATTTTTTTTCTTCATAGAAAAATAAATGATTTATTTTACTTAAAGCTGGAATATTAATTTTTATCCTTTTAGGTCTCGACTTTTCTTAAAAGGAAGCTAAAATAGAGTACCTTTAGATAACCTACTAACGGATTACTACTAAGTACTTAGTAGATATACTTAATAATTCAGATATCCGTGTATTAATACTATATATATTCAGTAATTCAAGTAGCTGTTTGATACTATAATCTTACGCGACTTTTCTCTTTTTACATTAGCAGAATGAGGCAGCCGGAGTATCGAATTACCGAGTACTCCAGCCACCTCTACAAAGTAGGAGCACAAGAGATGTAGTCCCTTTGATCTAAAATTGAAGCTCATCTTGTTAAGAAAAACTTCTGTATCAAAATAGGTTTGGACTTCTCAATAGCTCCCTATTAAGAGACGAAATGTTTCATCTTCTAATAGGGAGTTATTTTTTAATTAAAAGGTACTTTTATATGCTGTTTTATCGTATCTAGTATCGTTTCAGATCGTTTTGTTTTGTTAAGTTGATATATTATATTACTCTTTTTTATATACAAAAGAATACTTTTATGCTTTCACAAATTCTAAACTGTTGAGATAGTCTCTGTATTGTTGACCACAGACTTTGTAGTTGAGAAGGCTTATTACTGGATCACAGTTGTAGATAAATTCTAGAGAATCTTTTTCTATGTAGAAACCTTTCACAAATTTTCTAGGTACAAAATCAGTTGACACAACTCCCAAATAGTCTAAACTTGCTTTCCAACCCTCTATGACTTCTTTTTCTTTTTTTGTTTGTAGTTGAAGCAGTCTAAAACTTCTTGGGTTTATCGATTCATAAACTTTCTGAATGTCTTTTCTGTCTGTTTTATTTTTAAACAACACATTGAATAAGAATTCTTCATCTGGATATAGCTTTATTTTCTTTGAGTCAATTTCTACTTTAATAAGCACTCCTCGTTCGTTCTTTTCTTTGCAAGCAGCAGACGCATAGTAAGGCGCATAGCAGTCAGATAAATATACTAAATCAGGTCTTGATTTTCCATGATCTTCCCAGTTCGAAGGTTTGTTTACTCTAGGTTTTATTCCTTCTTTGAGTATTCTTTTAAGATTTTTTAATTTTGTTCCGTGGTATAAGATCATTGTTTTTGTTTAAATGTCATCTGCTGAGTCATTTTCACATTCATCGCACATCTCTTCTAAAGAGTGATCGTCTTCAACTTCTGCTCTCCAAGGGTCTTCTCTTTCATAGACTTCTTCTGTTGGTCGCAGTTTATTACATCTTGGACATTTTGTAGTTAAACTTTTTTCCATTCTTTTGTTTCAGTGTTCTCAGTTAAAACGAAACCTATGTCGCTGAGTGCGTCTCCAAGGAGTAAATCTTGTTTCTTTGTTAATGTTTGTATTTCATTAGGGTCTTCGTCTGGAAATTTAATCTTAAATTGTTCCTCAAATGACATTTTGTCGAACTTCCGTTTCTTCTTGTTCTTTTTAAAATATGGTGCATTGTAATAATAGACTTTTTCACTGACTTTTTCTTTGACTTCAGCTAAGCACTTCTTTTTCAAGTCATAATCATCTATTGCAAACAGTGGCTTTTTTACCTCAAGGTTGCACACACACCAAATAGGTTTGAAGAAATCTAGTCTAGACAACACTTCTAATTTTTTGTTCATGACTATAGAAATCATGTAATCACTACCAGAAGTAGTCCCTACTGTTTTTTCGTCTGTGGTGCTCCAGAAAACTCCCATACTTCCATGACTGTGCCACCATACATTGTATGACGACATATCTTCTCCGTTCTTTGTTTTTTCGTACAAAAATTTAGCCATCTCTGCTTCATCAAGAGTGGTGCTTCCATACGACGACTTTTATTTAACTAACAAAACGTCTGTTATAAGTATGCTGCCATTTTGCACTTTGCTCCGACCAAGACCGGAGATCTCTCCTTCTGCTGCTTTAACGTAGTATTTTAATTTTAAGAAAACTTTTCTAGTCAAATAAATCATAGTTTTAGTACCCAGTCGACAAAGGATCTGGATTGATTCTATAAGCAGGTTCTGACGGATCTGTTGATATTGTTGTTGTGCCTATCATTGAATCGTAGTTGTCTTCTTGAATCTCGTCTTGGCGGAGTTCTCTAATGACATTGCCGTCTAAGTCTCTGAACCTTTGTAGTTGTCGGAGTTCTTTTTCAGTAAGACTTCTTCCTTCAGTGTCATCAAACCAATTGACTAAATAAATATATCCATGACTGCTGTCAGTGTGTAAAAATCTTAGAATATTGTCTATCACTAGATATAAATATCCTTTTTCAAATAAATTCCGTAGACCACTTTCCCATTCTCCCCAACAAACTCTCTCGTCTTTGATACACCAATGTTGGTAGAGAGAAGAGGTTCTATTTATATTCATGACTCTGATGTGACGTAAGATGTCAGTGGGTCTAAAAGTGAAATCTATTATGATGATAAACTTTCCTATTTTGAAACGGTCGTGATAAAGCAATTCTTTTGTTTCTATTTCTAGTAGTTTCTCGTGTGTTGTTATTTTTTCAATGAATTTGTGCTTTCTGAGATTCTCTAACTCTTCTATGATTCTTTCTGCTAAAGAAGAAGGGTCAACGTGCAATATCTTCTTTTTCTTGTCAGTCAATGATATGACATATGACTCAATCATGTCGTGTCTTGCTTCAAAAGAATCGGAATCAAAAGGACATGTCTTTGTTAAAGACCTTGTTGCAAATTCTTCGAGTTGTTTTAATTGTTCTTTGTATCCTTTGAGTTGACTGTTTATATTCTGTTCTTCAGACGTAATCCCTTTTTCTATGTTATCAAAATATAGTTTTAGTGCGCCTTTTAATGTCATAGTTTTATTAATTGTTTTCTAATAAATAGATAAGTGCATTTGCTCTGCAGTCAGCTTCAGACATTTTGTCAACTGATTCAAAAACTAGTATATTCTCTTTATATTTAGTGAATGGATTTTTAAACTTCCAGCAATCTTCTTCTGCATGAGAGTAATATTCTACAAAAGGAAAGTCTTGGATTCCTTTTTCCATCAATTTTTTGCCAAGTTCTGCTACAGTGAAAGCAGAATAGATTGTTTCAGCAGACCAACTTTCGTCGTTGTTAAACAATAAAGTCCATTCTTTTTCGCACTTGTCTCCTCCAATTCCCCACACTAATTCACTATCTTGTTGTACACCTAATTCTTTCAATTTTTTAGCTAACTCTAAACTTATAACTTGATTTTCTAATTTCATAGAAGAGATAGAAAGATTTGAACTTTCATTGCTTTTATTGCAGTTTTGCCAATTAAACTATATCTCTTGTTATTATCTACCTCCCTCTTTGGACCCAACAATGTTCAAGACATCTTTGTTTTCAAGTATGTCTGAATCAACTGTAGGTTCTCCTCCGACCCAGACTTTTTCAGCTGGAGCAAGAGTGATACCTGCTTGCTGAAGAGCTTCTTTTACAGTTGATTTCTCGTTGACTTCAACCTTGTGAGGTGTAGAGCCAAATCTCCCTACTGTTATTGTGATTCTTTTTGATTTTATCATGATAAGATTTTTCTTTTGACAATGATTCGACCTTTATGTTTTACTCCTTATGACTGTCTTTGTTATTTTTTTAAGCAATTCTAATTGTGTCTAAATCAAATAGAATAGCTTTCTTAATTTCTTCATTGTTTAGTACTCTTTTGACTTGATCAGTGATAAGACCTCCGCAAACTAAACTTGAATATGATATGTATCTAGCAGAACAAGGAACACTTTCAACGTGTTTAGCTAGAGTTTTTACATATTCTTTAGGGTCTTTTGTAGTGTGAATTTCTATAGTGTTTCCTCCCATTCTACCATCTATGATTACTACTCCTTTGCTTTTCAAGAGAACTTTTGCAATCTTTTCTCGTTCTTTCATGCTATCTACTGCAATAATGACAATTCCGAACAAAGGTTGATTAGTGTATTTCTCTCGTGTGTAGATTTCTGTTCCTGTGAATTCTTTAATATGTTCTTTCAAGCATTCAGTCTTAAGCTTTCCTATGTCGTGGATTCCATAAAACTGACTAGCTAAGTTGTGTTCTTCTACTTTGTCAAAATCAAATACAGTGATGAACTTTAACCCCAGTTTTGCCACCCCAAGCGCCGCCAAACTCCCGATGTTTCCGGCTCCGATGATCGTGATTGTCTCTTGTTTGTCTCTGGGATCAAAAACTGATTGTTGACGTAGAAACCTGGCATCTCCGTCTCCACGCACTTGTTGATTTGCCTGTTGCATAATTTTTCTAAGTATTCTTTAGGACTCTTTGGTCGACCTTTAGAACGAACGATTGGTATTGGCACTGAAAGAGAGATAGGTTGAAAAATGTCTATTCTTCCAAGTGCTTCCATTCTCTTGTTTATGACAATTGAAATTAAGTATCTTCCCCCTGTTGCATTTTCAATTGTGTCTACATCAGTAGAACTCCAGAAGACACTAAAGTCACTATGAGAATGCCACCAGATGTTCCATTCAGAAGGGTCTTTTCCTTCTCTAATCTGTTTTTCTAAGAATTCAGCCATTGCTGCTTCGTCTAAATCTGTAAAAGCAGAAGTGTTTCTTTGGTCAAGAATAACAATGTCTTTGACTAAAATGTCTTTATCTGCAGTAATTTTGCTTCTACCAAGTCCTGATATTTCTCCGTCAGTTCCTTGAGTGTACATTTTAATTTTTTGGTATGCTGTTGGTGTGAATATAATCATGATTTTTCTTTTAAAGCTCTAGTAAATTCACTGTACAGGCAGTATCCGTGGGAAGAGCCATAAGGAGTCATTAAAAATTGAATTATCGTGATGAGACCTAAATATAGTTCTCCTGTTTTTAGTTTGTTCCATAGGTCATTGCTCCAATTGCCAAAACAAGGTGTTCCATTTGTGTCTACGAACCAATGATTCAGGTCGCCATCTCTTGGTTTATATAAGTTATGAATTTTTATAAAGTTGTCATTAAAATTATAAATAATCTCGTAATTACCAATGGGTCTTTTGTTTACTTCGAGTGGCTTAGTATAAATTCGGACTCTAGTTTTTGAAGAGTCAATTCCTACTACAAATTTATTTTTTTTCAGTTTTTCTAGACCTGTTATTATTTCTGTTAATTTAATGTCTGGAATTTCTTTTTTTATTTCTTTATAGTTGTCCCTTTCTTGTTGAAGTCTTGATTCAAGATATTCTATTCTGCCTGTGACGTAAGAACCGGGGTCTTTAATTTTTTTAAGACGTCGTTTTTCTTTTTCAAGAGACATTATAGTTTTTAGACGACTGTCTAGTGTTGAATAATAGACATTGACTATGTTTTGTAGATAAGCTTTTGCTGTTGTTTCTATTTTCATGTTTTTGTTTAAGTTTTATTGCGGAAGACTGAAATTACATTTAATAGTTTCGTCAAGTCTTGTTTGAAAAAAATCTGCTTTAAATACTTCTACACATTTAGTATTTAAATTCCTTCTATGGGGAAGATAAACAGATTGACTATAATTTCCACCACACAAAATAGCAGATTTAACTAAACCCATTAGGGCAGAATTAGTCCAAAACGATTTTTTCTTACCTCTAAAATACCACCAACCACGACTTAATTCCTCAGGAGTTATCGTGTCAACTTTTTTTATTTCTCTTTTCATAGTTATTTTAAGTTATTGAAGTAATCTTCTGTTGTTTTATTGCTTCTTAAATTCTTGACAATGGCATTCAAAACCATTCACTATTTCTAGACAAAATCCAACAGCTTCTCTGATAATTTTCATACCAGTTTCGTCTTGGTCATCAGAATGTTCTCTCCTTGGATGACCGCACTCGCACAGAATATCAAGTTGTTTTTGCGTTAATTTCGTCATATAAGTTATCTAATTAAATCTTCTTTTTGCGGGATTAAAGAAAATCTGATATATTTTTACTTGCTTCTTCTTGCCCTAAAAATGGTTGATAAAAAGTTGCGTAGATGATAACCGTAGAGATACCACAACTTTCTTTTTCACAGTTTTTCTTATGTTCGACCACTAATTTTCTCAGCATCTCTGCTTTAAATTTGATGATTTCGTCTGTCATGTTTTTATTGTATTGCTTTTTATTTACAGTGGGCAAAAAGGTTTTGAATCTTATCTCCGGTTTCCCGGTGTTTTCATTAAACTACTTGCCCTACTCATTATCGAGAACCACCACTCCTTGATCCGACAATGTTGATGATGTCTCCTCTCTCAACTTTCTTTGTGAGTTGAGTTCTTGCTCCATCGATCCAGATTTTTTCAGAACGAGACATTTTGATGTCGGCTTTCTTCAACACTGCTTTCAGTGTAGAGCCGGCAGGTACTGTGATTCTTTTGTTGCTCTCTCCGAACCTACCTATAGTTATTTGTATTGATCTTGACATAACTTTGTGATGTTATTTATTCTATTTTCTTGTTTTACTAACTTGTTTGTTAGTCGACCTTTGTTTATTTCAAAAGTTGAAATAATTCCACAAACACCTTCCATAAAAGATACCAAACCAGAAAGAGACAGCAAACACGAAAAAGTCAATATTCATTTTAGCATCTAACAATTTACTAAGAAAGAAAAGAATTCCTCCACAAAAACAGACAAATAGAAAGACTAAGATTTTGAATAACGTATTGTTCATGTTTTTTATTTGTATATTTTTAAACTGATATTATTGTACTATTGATACTTTGGTACTGTGTCAATTACTCTCATATTCTGGATTTTTAGACAAGAAGATTCTTTTTATTCTGTAATAGTTTGACCTGCTTTCACTAAAATGCTGTTCGCGTTCTTTATCTGTGTCGTATTTTTTTAATAAGTCTTCAAATTCAATTAGACGTTTGTCTATATTGAGTTCATTTGCAATTTCTTGTTTCCAATCTAATTTCACTTTCTTCAATTCTACTGCTCTAGTATAGACTCTTAGGTTCAACGTTTTTGAAAAAGGAGCGTATGTTTGAATAAAGTCAAGTATCTCATCATCTTCTCCAAATGTTTTTAAATGTCTCATAATTTCAGTATCTGGAGGGTTGAAATAAATCAAATGTGCTCTTGTCAATAGTGCGTCTAAGTTCTTATCGTCTGTTTTTAATGTATTCATTAGCATTAGAATTTTGCAAGAAGTTTCAAATTCTTTCGGAAGTTCTTTCAAAATGGGTGAAGTTGTAGTGTATTTAATTGTCTTTTCTTCTCTAGTATCACACAATTGTTTCAGCAATGCTACATTTGTTTTATTTAGCATCAAAGCATCTACATCATCAAAGACTGCTATAAAATCTTTTTCTTCTCCATTTCTGTTAAGCAACTCTGCGTACATTGCTAAAGGAGTGACATGACCTGAGAAGATTAGAGGGCTTTGTTCAATTAGTGCATCTTCAGCAATAAATGTCTTTCCTAGTCCTCCTCTACTTACAACTACTAGCAAGTTTAATTGTTTTTCTCCGAAAGCTTGCATGTATTTATACAAGGTTTCGTAGTCTTTTATTATTATCATAATTTATTTTGAAAGGTCAAAGAAGGAAGACTCTTCTAATGCAGTCATAATCAGTTCTCCAGACAGTTTTGTGATTAATTCATGATACGACATTTCAATGTGATGTCCTCCTATATGACCTAATTCGTGGATAATTAAACTTAAAGTGTCTTTACTGACTGGTGTTTCAAAAAATGTAGCAGATAAATTGTGTAAATTAAACATTAAAGTATTTGTCGTTGTTTCAAATTGTGCAATTATATTTGCTTTGTCAGTGTTGACAAATACTACTTTGATATTAGTCTTTAAAAATTTCTTTGCAATTTTAATAGCTAGTTTTGCAACTTTTAATTGTTGTGCAGAAGGTTTGACATAATCTGCTTGAACAAAAGTGCCTCCAAATAATTCTGTCGACGAAGACAAAATGCTGTTTTCTCTTATGTTGTCCCATTCTTTCTTAGACAATTCTGAACCTCTAATTACATTGTAGCCCCTTGAGATTGCTTCGTCTATAGAATTTTCATCAAAAGGATTGGCTACGCAGACTTTATCTCCAAATCTTTCTTCAATTACTTTTTTAAGTGCTTCTGTTTTTATTTCTTTATTTTCTGAAGCTCTTCTAACCCATACATTTGAGACTTCATCTTCTGTAAGATCTTCGTATGTTTCATTTAAGACTTGAGTAAACAAATAGTTAAGGTATTTCTCTGGAACAGTTTCTCTATCTATATTTAATGGTATTTTTTGTTGGATGTCTAGAGAATATTTGCAATCAATTGGACAAATTGGTAGACCTAATTCGTAAAGCCAAGATTCTTCAGATTTCCTTTCAAGTACGTGAATTTGAGTTTTTCTCCAAGATTTTTGTATAATCTCTTCTTTCAGTATTTCTGTTTCTAAAGATGTTTCTACAATTTTGAAGGGCTCTTTATAACAGAGGGTGATTTCATTTATTTTGAAAATAATGTTTTTTGGTGGAAGGTATTTGTATAGCATTTCAAAGATTTCATCATATTCTTCTCTAGTCATTTTAACCCACAAAGTTATTTCAGAGCCTTCTTTTGTTTGTTCTCTTGTTCTTCTTCTGCCTTCTTTGTCAAAGACAATTGTTCCTTTTGTTGTTGTTATCTTTGCTCTTTCACAAATTGAAATTGCTTGTTTCTCTCCTATATTGAATCTGCCTCTTTGTTCAGGGTTAGACCTTTTAGCAGTTGATTTGAACAATGTAAATGCATCTGCTAAATCTTTAAAACCTTCTGGATTGTCATCTGATACTAGAATTTGTGCTTCGTTCTTATCATAATTCAGAAAGACATTGCAATGTTTGATGTCTTCATCCCAAGCATTTTGGATCAATTCTCTAAGAATAAAATGTTTAGGTTTTCCTGCTTGAAGTTCTTTTAATCCGTCTTTTGATACTTCGAACCAATTTTTTGATTTCATTAGTTTGTTGTAATTTCAATATCGTCTGGAAAACAGCAATACTTACATAGCCATAATTTTAAAGTGCCTCTCTTATACAATTTCAAATCTGTTTTGCAATTGCATTCATTAGGTTTGTGGTATAAGTATTTTAGTTCTTTGTCTGCAGTTAAGAAATCTAAGATTGATCTTCTTCTCTGCTTAGAACACTGACATTTGATGTTTTGTAAGTTTTTACTCATAGTTTTAGATATGACAGTCTACTATTGTTATTAGTTCGTTGTCGTCTATACTGTCAAGTAATTTTGATAGTTCTTCTGTCCAAACTTTTGCTTCTTTCTCTTCTCTCACACAACCCCACCATCCCATTTTTCCGTGTTCAAACCATTCTCCATTTTTTAAAACAGCAAATATTGTCAGTTTGTCTTGTCTTTTCATTTCTTCAAAATCAATATCTTTCTTTGTCAGACTATCACTCAGAACTCCACTTCCTTTTAGTATTAATAGACCTTGCCATCTCCCCCCTACTTCGTACCAGTCCCATTTTGCGTTGGGATTGTGAGTGTAGCCCCAGTCACCTTTTTTGTTTTTGAAGCCTCCATACCAAGATCTGAAAATTCTTGTATAATTTTTATTTTTGAAAAGTTTTTCGTACTTTTCTTTTAATACTTCGTCTCTACCTTCAAGTGATTTGATGATTGTTATTGCGTTCTGTCTAAACTTCTTCTTTGGTGCTTCAACTTTGAATTGAATATACTTTTTTTTCTTTGGGCTTTCTTCAAAAGGTTCTAATTGTTTTTTGATGTTTTCGCCTACTACTAATAATGAATAATGGCTCATAGTTTTTTATTATTTTTGTAAGTATCCTATTGTGTTTAATTATATCACACTGGAAAAGTTTGTAAAATAAGTTATTAACAGTCTGAGACTGGTTGATCTCTGACTGCGAACTATATATTTATTAATTGAAGCTGCTCGCTGTTCACTCTTTTATAATTAAGGAATTCTTGACTATTCTTTTTATTATATGTAAATTGTATTAAAAAAGAACCCGGGCAAGTTAATAAACGGGTTCTTAGTAGTCCTCTCGGACGAGTAAGAAGCAGTTGTGTTCTAGTAAACTGTGTTCTTTTTAGGTATTGTGTAGTACTTTCTACAATTTCTACAATACCCAGAAGAAAGAAGTCTTTTGCTACAACTGGGACAATATGGAATATCTATCCAGAAACTCCCGCATTCTCCACAAAAATCTCTGTTAGAATGTTCTTGTGGGTCATCTACGTAGCCTGAGCATTGTCTAATAATTGCTATACCTTTCATAGAATTAAACCTTTTAGAGCTTTTATCAGACCTTTCGAATGACGAGAAATTATTTCATTTTTATTCTTTGTCAAGAGTAAAAGAGTGTTTTCTAGTTCTTCTTTGTCTATGTCTTCTTTGATTTTGTCTGTTTCTTGGATATTCAATTGACCATTGTCTATCAAGTTGCATATCATTTCTGAAGCTCTTTGATATGCTTCTTCATCATTCTCTGCTTCAACTTCAAATATCTCATTGATGTGAACAGTGTAGTTTATCATAGTCATTCAATGTCAAGGTAAAGATTGTCTGCAAACTCTATGAAGAGTTCTTTAGCTTTGTCGTAAATCTCTTCTTCGCTCTCTCCTTCTACTTTGAAAGTTTTGACAATTTTCTCTTGGCCACTTTCTTTTATATTGTATGTTCTTATCATAGATTGTTTAAAAGAGCTTGTATAACTTGCCAGAACTACTTGCTCTGGTTATTAATAGCTTGTTAGCTACTAAATGAAGAGCTCTATTTGCTGGCTACAATTAGAGCACTCTATTAAAAGCTAAAAATTTGTCTCAGGTAATTCGTCTTGCAGAAGTCTTGCAAGTTTGAGTAGAATTCTGTTTCTAGCAAACATTCCTTCGTCTGAATACAATTCCATTCTTTTTTCTTCAATCAATGTAGTGTCTATTGTTTCAATTGCTTTTTTTAAAGCAGTCTTTGCAATGTTAATTTCTTCCTCTTTAGTTGTATTTGTTGACATTGTTTAGAAGAACTAGCCAGCTGTCCTTGATTAGTTTAATTAGCTACTCAGTTTTATTCATTAATCTGGCGAGAAATTAATGAACAAAGTCAGAAGCTAATCTTCTTCTTGATTGTCTAAAAATTCATCAAGATGAAGACCTTCAATAATCTCAGATACTTTTTTGATTACACCATTCGGCATCTTTATTTCTTTGCTCCAGTTTCCTTTGTTTCCTTCTTTAATTGCTTTTCTAGCAGCTGGAAGAAAATCTGATGAAACAGGAGGGAAATGATTTGCTTGAAGGTGCCATTTAAGAGCTTGCTCTTTTTTAGTATAATTCAGAGTATCTTGTAGTGATGTTCTTCCCATACTAGTGTTTGTCGTCGTAATCTAACAAGAAATTCTCTACGTGCTCAGGGTCAAAATAATCCGGATGGAAGTATCTTTCTAAGATGTCTTCTACTAAATACTTTGCTAGAGCAGAAATCTTTTTAGGAGTTTTTTTCTCAACTTCTTCTTCTAACAGGTTTACGACTGTCTCTCTTGGCACTTCAACTTGTACTTTGATTGTATCCATTTGTTTTAAAAGTGCTCGCCTCACTTCATTATATTAGTCATACCGACTTTATATTACTAGACGTTTCAGAACGTTCCTGCTGATACATTTTTAATACAAAATACTCACTTTTAATCTTCTAATCATAACCTTTCATAATAGCTAGAATATGGAAGGCTATGTTAAAAGCTTAATTTTCTTCTTGTTTTAAGAACTCTTTTGGGATTTCTACACTGAATTGTTTCATTTTTTCAAGGACATGTTCTATAGAATATCCTTGAAGTACACACCGTTCTAACCAGCTCATTGGGTCTTTTGCTTTAATTGACTCGTTGACATAACTTGAAGAATGTTCGTCAAATAAGCCAAAAGCATAGATTTGAATAATGTTTTTCATCGTCTGACCCTCATAAACAAATGCAGGTAGAAGTCCACCTGTAAAGTTTTCCTTTCCAACTCCAGGTACTAAGACTAAATCCCCCTTTTTGAATGTTCTCCAGTTTTTTGACATTGTTTGTATAAGTGCTAGCTTCACTCAATTATCTATTAATCTTAGTCTCTAATTTGTCTGGTAAATTAGGAACTAAGTTAAGAGCTAATTATCTTCGTCTTCGTCTGTTTCTTCTTCAACGAAGTCAACTATTAATCTAGAGATTCTTCCTTCTCTGTTGTATTCTACATAGACAGGATAAGAACCATCTCCAAACCCTGTGCTTGAAGCAACTCCCATTCCGTCTCCGAGTTCTCCTGCTTTTTCTTCACTCAGTGTTGCTGCAGCACATCCACTATAAGAATAATCTCTAGGAAGTTGTTCCATCTCTTCTTTGACAATTTTAAGTTTGCCTTTGTTAATTTTGTCAACGATTTCAAACCATCTCTTCGAACATTTTTCTACTCTTTCAAGAAGTCCTTTTGAGTCTTGAATGTCTACCCATTCTTTTGCTTTAAATTCGTTGTTCTTAAAACTGTCTAAATAACAAGGGTCAGTCACTAAAACTTGACCACTGTCTACTCCGATATGACCTATAAGTTTTCTCATTGTTTGTTTAGACCTGCCAGACTTACAGGTTGTTAAATAACCAGGAACTCTATAGAGCTCCTCATCTTAATCCTCCAAAAGACCAGTTTTTGAAGGATTAAATCAAAAGCACTATGCAAACATTGTTTGAAGAAGTTTTATGTCAAGATTTAATTCTTTATCTAGCCACTTTTCAATCTTTTCTACGTCTTTTCTGTTAAGTATAATTGCACTTGAAGAAGAGAATGCATTAGAAGTCGCTCCGATTATCCAATAAAGAGTGCAAGGAGGTGTTAGTTTTCTAGATTCAAGAGTTTGAAAGAAGCTAATAAGTTCTTTCTTTCTTTGACAGAATTCATCAGGTATGTTGGTCACCCAGCCACTTACTATTTCTAGGAACTCTGGTAGGTATTTCCATTCAGTGCGAGCTCTCCAACCATCTACTTTCTTCCAACTTTGAGTCTTAATTGGCTCAGGATAACCTGTCAATATCATATCTCCTTTGCCCGTCACTCCAAAATGCTTTGTCAATAAGAAGTGTTCTGTCTTGTTTGGACTAAATTTGACTAATTTAGAAGCACCTTCAAATTCTCTTTCCCAGCAACTAAGGCAAGCTTCTTTTCCCTCTAGTGTATAGAAGCAATCTGAGTCTGCATTAAGTTTTCTTCTGCAAACTGAACAGGTTGCTGTTTTATGTTTTGTCATATAATTTGAAAAGTGCTGGTCTCACTCAATTATGTTAATCCGCTTTTGGGGGAGTAGCTCTAGGCTACCCACTTAATAACTGGGAAGTAATCCCCAAAACATCTTAAGCTGTTATCTCCCCCAGAAACGGACAACTTTTTAATCTTCTTTATTGCGCTCTATGTCTTAATTCTTTTGATTCAAGGTTGTGTGATTAGTCTTCAAACTAGAACATTGTTCCATACATTGCAAAACCAAGAACTAAAGTCCATTGAGTAAACTTCGAAAGAAGTATATTCTGAGTAAGGTCAATAATGCTGATAGTTGAAAGAAGAACTACTCCGATTAACCAAGCTACTATGTTTAACCATTTCATCTTTGTGTCTCTAACTATTTACAGGTTAGAGTGTTATGTTAATGATGCGCCCTCAGTTTAGTCTAATAATCAGTTTAAAAGAGAAAGCAAGGACAATACATTTGGAGTGATGAACACTGCATCATCACCTGCAGTTTTTCTAAGTACCATACCTCCACATTACGTTTGAGGGTATTGCTGAGAGCTTGCTTTCTTTCTCAAACTGACTATTTCTCTTGATTTTTGTTGTTAAGTGCAATTCGCTGCCTCTTCTAATATAATTCTATTTTTCTTAGCAATTTTCTAAGTTATGATAAATATCCAGCATCATTTGTAGATTCTAGGCGCCCTCACTTCCAGGACTAATTTATATATATAGTACTTTCTAGTCAATAATTAAGACTCTGCCAATAAACTAGAGAAAACTAGTATATTCTTCTCTCTAGACCTTCTTATTCCTCTCAGTAATCTAATAATCAAAAAGCTTTAAACATCTTCTAACTAAGTCTCGTCCTCCCCTTCGATGCAATTTGCAGATTTTGAATGATGCTGTTTATTTCATGCCTCCAGAACACAACGCATTCTTGTGAATACGGCCGCATTGACGGCAGATTTTAATTTTCTTCTGTTTCTTCTTATTATCTGTTTTCATAATGTTAATTAAGGCGCTTCAGCGTTTGCGGATAGAGCGTCCCTAAGACCTTTAATTAGAAAAACATCCCCCGATATTTTGCTCTATTCTCTGTAGCTCCTCATTGCTGACATCTATGTATATTATAGTATACATAAGTGTCAGTGTCAAGAGCTATTTAGCTTCTTGTAATTTCAACATCCATTCAGGAGTATATTTCTTATCCCAGTCAATTGGCGCATAGTTCTCTGGGCGCTTAAATGGCTTGTTCAGTTTAATTTTAGTAAACTGAGAGAAATCTGGTTCATTGTTGACAGGTTCCTCTTGCTCTATAATTTGTTCTGTCATAGTTGTTATGTGCTTTTATATATATAATTGTATCACACTGGAATTGTTTGTAAATAGGCAGGACTGTTAATAAACGTTAGTTATTTCAAGACGTTCTTGTATGCACTAGTTGTCATTATAGTATTGAACCGTATAATATACCTTTTAAGGTTCTTGCTTCATCTGAAACGTTCCTACTGATATTAAAGCGTTAGTTTTCTGTATAGTTATCTTTTAATCAGAATCCTCAAACACTGGCGAATTAAGGACTCTGTTAGAAGCTAACCTTTCCTGACTAAATCGTATCCGCATTCTGGGCAAACTGGTCCCCCTTGGTCTGCCAATTCTCTATAACTCCAGAAAGTAGTGTAGTTGCAGTCAGGGTTTGGGCACTTCCATTCTTCTGAATATTCTTTGTCTTTTTTTGGCATATTTATTACGAGCAGTTCTCTTGCTTCTTGTTCTGCTCTTTTTCTTAACTCTTGTAATATTCGACCTTGTAATAATTCTGGATGCTTAAACTTATCAAGCATCTGCTCAAAAATGTTCGTTGTTAATTCTTCAATATATATTTGCATAGATGTTAAGAGCTTGCCAGTAGCTGCTCATCTCTATCCCTGAAGCAGACTAGATACTTCTTGGGAGAGAGTCAGAAGCTACTCTTTTTCTAAGATACAATCTATTATTCTATTTTGTTCTTTGAGTTTCATTTCAAGTCCGAGCGCTGTCAACTTTTCTAATAATTGGTCTCTGAGCTTATCTCTTATGATTTCAATTTCTGGGTAGCTTATTATATCTGGACTGATTTCTTGGAAGTGTGCTCTCAGTTCTTTCAGGATTTGCGCTGTTGTTGGTTTGTCAGGTTCCATATTAGCTTTCTTGTATTTTGTACTTTGTTTTGTACTGGGAGAAATGTTCCATAATGTCAATGCACATATCTCTTGTTAAGATGACTCCGTTAAATTCTTCTGCATACTGGATAACTTTCTTTACGTCGAACATATTTGTTACGCCGGAGTCTCTTACCTCTAAATAAGCACGAAATTGTTCTTCTGTTATCATTATTTAAATGAACTTGCTAGTCTCAAGTCGTTATGTTTATTTTATTTCTAGGCAACTAATCTTAGATTTCCAAATGGCCAGTGTTTGAAAAGCTAAGTTAGGGGCTTAAATTAGTTCCAGCCAGGAATTAAACCCACTTGAACTAAAGTCTGTTGATGCTGTTCGTAGATTTTCCTAAACTTGATACTCTCTTCATCAGGGAGAGTTTTAAAGTTTGGATACTCTTCGAGGTGATTGTTTCTTAATCTTTGAAGAAACTTTCTATGAAGGCGCTCATTTAATTTCTTTTGTTCTAATGTCATTGTTTTAAAGATCTGGCCTCTCTTGATTATGGAGGGAGTTATTAACAGTTGACCTCCTATATTTAATTATATCATACGGGAATTATATGTAAAACGTCTTGTGTTCTTTGACTGTTAATAACTTTCTCTAGGTACTGGACTCGTGCCCCTTGTATTATAATTGTGTTTCAGTGATAGTAGCACCTACAAGACACTAAAACTCCCAGAATCTAGAGGAATCCTGGGAGGTTTATTCTATTTAATCTCTATGCCTTTTGTTTTTGTTTCATTATCAGGAGTTCTTTCTATCAGTTCTTTGAAAGGAGCACTACTCTCTGATTTCAATAGGTTGTTTATTTCAGTGGGAGACAACTCTTGATTTTCTAATGCTTGTACTGCTTGTTCTCTGTAATATTCAGTCATATAGTTTCTTTGAAGGTATTTATCATTCTCAGTAGATCTCCAGAATAAGAAGCTCAAGATGACAATGAAAAATATAACTAAAATAACAGAACATACTTTGTCTGATTTTGTCATTGTTTTGAAGGAGCTCCTCTAGTAGTTCCGGTTATTTATCTAGGAAGAGTTATTAACAGTCAACCTTCCATATTTAATTATATCACACTTGTTAAGTTTGTAAATGGTAGATACTCTCAGACTGTTAATAACTTTTCAGTGAATCAGGCTCGCTGTTCTTATCTTTATAATTGCTTTTCAGAGACTTTTGTACTGACTCGTGTCTCTTAAATAATAATTCTTTTTCAGAGACTTTTAGTACCTCTTGTACTATTTAGTATAGTTCTGCAAAAGTTCTAGACATCTATACTTTGGTGTATACTCCGAGTATGCAGAGTTCTACACTTTTGTACAAGTATTAAAAACACCCAAGGAGGCTAGCTTTCCCTGGGTATTTTTATTAGAAGCTTATTTTTTTTCAGGAACCTTCTTGACTTCCGCCTTTTTTGGTTTTTCAGGTTTGGGTTCCTTGAGCAATCTTACTTTGACTTTCTTATTTTTCTTAACGAAGATGACAATTTCATTCTTGTCATTCTCGATTATTTTAGTTTCGCTCGTTGAATATAATGATTTGTCCATAAAATTATTTTAATGTGCTAGCCTTTATATTATCCTATATTGATTATATAATATCCTATAGGTTTGTAAAATGCTGGACAAGTCTGGTTATGACGTTTCATAACTTTTTAATGCGCTCTTTTAATAGGGACATCTGATTATAGGCTGGTGGGTGACTAGTCACTTTTATTAATAGACTGCTTTTAAAAACAATCTACTGTTTAGAATCGTTAGAGCGCTCCGTAGTGTCATCCGTCTGTTAAATATAGACTGTTAATAACTTTAAATATATCTGTTGACACTACAAACGTCTAGTGCTCCCTTAGTCTGTCTACGGCATATTATATATTTATAATAACAAACGTAAAGCAGACTGAAGAGTGCCGCGGACAGAACGTCAACCAGCGCTCTTGATCAGTTATATATTGCATCGTAACGTCTTGTTATACGGTAGGAACGTAGCAGACCCTTTTCACTTTTTATAGGTCTAGACGCTCTGGAAGGCAACTGCATCAGAATACGTCTAGTTGTCAATAAAAACGTCTGTAATAAAAAAAAAATAGCGTCATTTTTACCGGGACGCAGTTCTCCTATAACTCGAGAGAATTTTTTTAGAAAAACGTTGTTTGCACTCGTTGAAAACAAAAAGGTTTACAACACCGGAAATGATGTTAAGATAAAACCAACTCTTGATATAGCGTCATGTCAAAGTTAGTGAAGTCAACAGTTATGTCAAAAGTCAAAAGTCCTAAAGTTCTTCAAAAATTTTTTTCTGAAGCTACTAAAGAAAATCCTCTTGATTACTCTAGTATTCATACTCAGGTAAATTTTCTCAGGGGAAAAGTTCTGACAATAATCGATGCGATACTTCCCTCAGAAGAAAACACAAAGGGGAATCAGAAAAAAGCAGTAAAAGATTTAATCAATAATGAGTTTAATGAGCAGTTGGCGTGGATACATGATTTGACTCATCCGAATTCCACAATGCTGACGGACAGGCAAATGGTGGGAGTAGATATCGAAGCCACCCTTAATAATTGTGGAGAGAAACAGAAAGACCCATCACATCCATTTTCTACTCCAGCAGTTTCTTAATAAATTAACCTTTCTCTAATAAGATTTTGACGCTATATTAGAGAGAATACGTTTTTAAATATAGACGTCAGTTTACATTTTTTGTAGTTATGATATAATTAAAAATAACTTAAAAGGGTGATCGGCCCTTCTTTATTAAAATGCCATTTTACGATTTTCTCTTAAAGCCTTTTCAAAGAGCAGTTGCAACAAACAGAAAAGTTGTCAGTAAAAGCAAGAACAATATCACTCTTCCTGAGATGATGAATGAGTTGGGAGTGAGGACCTCTTCTGTTTTGGGTACCTACAATCAAGAGGAGAACCCAGATTACAATGCTCCAGACACTTATATCTACATGCAGGATAATGATGGCACTGTGAGGTCAATTGTTAGAATTTTCACAATGCCTATTGTTGCTACTAACTTGAGTGTAATTCCTGGTGAGAATGACAATGGTGAGGCTGACTTTATCAAGACAGTCTTTTTTGGTTCTGAGAGACAAGGGGGGATGTCTACTACTCTCCCTTTTGTTATTGCTGACATGTGTAGAGCTATTTTTGAAGGATTTAGGCTTTATGAAAAAGTCCCTCAAATAATTCAAGAAGGAAAATGGAAAGGGAAAATAGGATGGAGAAAATTAGCGCCCCGCGATTCCACCACATTGACTTTAAGAACTGATGAAAATGGAGGGTTTAATGGAGCTCATCAGTTAGCTACTTTTGGTTCAAGATATGTTGATGTAGAACTTCCTGCTGCAAAATGTTTGCTTTATACTTTCCAGAAAGAGAAACATCCTCTCTATGGAGAGAGCATTCTAAAGACTGCTTACTATCATTATGACAAGAAACATAAATTATATTATCTTGCTCATAAGAAAGCTGAAATTGATGCCGTTGGTTTGAAAATACTTAAAGTTTCTAATGCTAACAAATCAGGTCCTGAAATTACTGCAGCAGAAGAAGCTATTGAGCAGATTGGAGTCAACACTAGAATTACAATGCCTCAAGGCTTAGATTTAGAAATTGACAGATCTCCTTCTGGCTATAATGTTTTAGATTTAATTGAACATCACGACAATCAAATCAGATATTCTGCTCTTACTCAAGCTACTTCAATGGGGGTTGGACAAAAATATGCGTATCCTTACGGGAAAGGCTATGGTTCTCAAGGCGCATATTTGTCTCAATGTTTGCAATCAATAATGTCTTCGATGGAAGATACTCTCAATTCTTGGGCTGTAGCTCCTTTGATAGACTGGAATTTTAATACTTCTAGTTATCCTAAAATACAATTTGCTCCTCTTACTGATGAGATTCAATTGATGCTTAGTGATATTTTCTATATCTTAATAAAGAAAAAAGAATACACTTTGCCTGCAGAGTTTGAAACAAAATTAATTGATTCTGTTGCTAAGAGGCTTGGAATAGAGTACAAGTCTCCTGACCAAACAGATGCTTTTAAAGCATTTGAGGTTGCTAAGAAATCGATGTCTGATACTCTAAAAATTCCTTGCCCTCCTTTGACAAAGAAAATAAAAGAAAGATTACACAAAAAATATATTCAATTGAAAGATGATCCTGAACTTTTAGAAAAATTTGAAGTAATGGGCAAAGATTATATTCTTGGTTTATCTCAGTCTCCTAAATAATTATAGTTAAAGACCTACGAGTCAATGTTTCAAGAATTGTCACAATTAGAAGACACTTTGAGTGTTCAACATGTTTCTAGAAAAAAGGCCATGATTTTAATTGGGTCTTTTTTTAATTTTTGGGATGAAGAATACGTTGCTCAGACTTTTGAAAGTCTTGGGTGGACTGTAAAAAGATTTGAAGCAGCTAACACGACATCTCAGCAGATTATTGATGAGATAAATGGAGGGAATTATAGATTTTTATTGACTGTGAATCGTGAATTGAGAGATGGTAATTTTAGAGACCTCTTAGGGAAATTGACAACTGTTTTCTGGCTTTTTGATATTTATTTTGGAACTCAAAGAGAACCTCTAGTAAAAACTAATCCAAGATTCCAGTGCAATTACGTTTTTACTACTGACGGAGGGGGCAATCATCAATATTTATTTGAGAAGGCTGGCGTCCATCATTTTTGTTTACGACAAGGCATTTGTGAAGCTGATGCTTATCTTGGAGAAAAGAAAAAAGAATTTGAAAAAGATATTGTTTTTGTAGGGACTATAAATTCTATAGATCCTAATAGAGACAAATTGGTTTCTTTTCTTCAAAACACTTACGGAGAAAGATTTAAGTGGTATGGTAAAACAGGTCCTAACGAAATAAGAGGAAAAGATTTAAATGATTTGTATGCATCAGTTAAAATAGTAGTAGGAGATTCTTGTTTTAGTCCTTGCTATTGGTCAGTACGACTTTATGATGTTTTAGGGAGAGGAGGTTTCCTCTTGTTTCCAGACATTCCTGGTTTAAATAGAGAATTTGTTTATTATGAGCATCTCGTTCCTTACATTCCTTCAATCTTGTACGAAGATCTACAGAAAAAAATAGATTACTATTTAGAGCATGACGAAGAGCGCGAGAAAATTAGACTAGCAGGTTTTCAGTATTGTAAAGAACATTATAATTTTAAGCTTAGATGTCAGAAATTATTAGAAACTATTAAAGAATTATGAAAATTGGTTTAATAGCAAGACCTGATAATGGAGGGCTGGGCTCTCTTTCTGTTGATTTTTATAAGAACTTGCCAATTGAAAAAGTTATAGCTCTTTCTCCTGTCAGAAAGGAACACGAATGGAAATTTCCTACTGCTTTTTTTACTGACAAACTTAAAGATGATCTTTTAGCTGATTTTTGTCAAGGTCTTGATTTAGTTATTACTTTTGAGACTCCTTACAATTGGAATTTGTTTGAGATAGCAAAAGAAAGAAAAGTGAAAACTGTCTTGATCCCTAATTTCGAGTGGATGGAAATGACTTTCCCTTTGCCAGATTTAATGATTTGTCCTACAATGCTGGATTACAGAGTATTGATGGAGCCTAAGATTTATTTGCCCATTCCGATTGATCGAGAGATTTTGCCTTTTAAATTACGAACTAAAGCTGAAACTTTTCTTTTTAATGCAGGAAGAGGAGGTATTGATGGGAGGAACCAAGCAGTTCAAGTTTTGAAAAGCATTCCTCTAGTTAAATCAGACGTTAAGTTTCTTATTCGTTTCCAGTCTTTTCTTAGGTCAACATCACCTGAAGCAATCAATGAAATACTTACTTTAGAAAAAGACAGTAGAGTTCTCTGTTGGGAAGGAGAACTTCAACATTATCAGCAAGCTTATATTCTTGGAGATGTTTTAGTGCACCCTCAGAAATATGGTAGTTTGAGCTTGCCAGTTCAGGAAGCAATGTCGAGAGGAATGCCTATTATAGCAATGAACAAGTACCCTGAGTCTTCTTTCTTGCCTAAAGATCTTTTATTAGATAGTCTTAGTGTCACTAGATCTTTAATAAGAAGGCCTGTAGAAAATTATAATGTTTCTCCAGAGGTTATAGCTGCTAAAATAGATGAAGTAGCAAATATGGATATATCTCAATATTCGTTACTTTCTGACAAGTTAGCAGAAAAATGGAGTTGGTCTAATTTAAAGTCTGTTTATTTAGACATTTTTGAAAGATTAATTAATGGTCAGGAAATCAAACAAACTGATTCTGACAGAGAGCAATTGTATACTTTATGAAATATTCTTCTCATTTAAAAATTGGTTCGATTGTTAGAGCAGATAACACCGGTCTTGGTACTCTAGCTTGGGAATTTTATAATCATTTTAATTTGAAAGTTTTAATTATTGAAAATAAGTTGAGGACAATATACCCTCAAAGATTTGGTAGAGCAAAAGTTTATAGTGAGGAAGACGTTACTAATCAAGTTCTAGACAATTTTTTATCTGATATTGATGTTTTATTGGTTATTCAGAACCCTTTTGTCAAGAGAATTTTGCCGATGGCTAAAGAAAAAGGAAAGAAAATTGTCTGGATTACGATGTATGAATGCATGCCAGCTGAGTCTGAGTATTATAAATATTGTGATTTGTTTATTTGTCCTTCAGAGCTAGATTTTCAAGAAACGGAAGCAAGTAATAAAATTTTTTTACCCGTTCCTGTCAATTTGCAGAAATTGAAATTTAGACTTCGGAAGAAAGCTGAAAAGTTTTCTCATTTTGCAGGGTGGACAAGTGCTCTTAAAAGAAACGGTTCTTTCGAAAGTGTTGACTCAATTCTTCATGTCAAACAACCAATTCAATTTTTATTAGAAGTTCAAGATGCTTATCAATTTAAAGATTTAGATTCTAGAATAACTGTTGTAGAAAGAGAAGTTGAAAACTACTGGGACTTATATAACAATACAGATGTTTTAGTTTTTCCAATTAAATACGGAGCAATCTCTTTACCCATTGTCGAAGCTCTTGCTTCAGGTATTCCAGTAATTAGTCTTAATAAATTTCCTTTTAATAGATATTTAGATAAGAGACTTCTTATTGAACCAAAAAGAATTTATTGGGATAAACAGGAAAATTCTATAACTTTTGAAAAAGACGGAGATGAAGAAAACAGAGGCTTTAGAAAAATTTTAAGTGCTGAAGTATCTCCCATTGATATTGCTAAAAAAATAGATGAGATTGCAGGTCAAGACATTTCTGAATATTCTCAGAAAGCTTATGACATTGCTAAAGCTTTCGGTTGGGATGTTCTAGGACCTGAGTACGAAAAAATCTTTAATAGTTTTTTTGTAGGTCATAAATTAAATAAATCAATATGTCCTTTCTGCAATAGAGAATGGACAGGTATTTTATGAAGATTAGTTTTTTAATTCCAGAAGCAGGTGTTTTTACCGGAGGGAAGAATTGGTTGTGGTGGGTTTACGAAGAATTGTCTAAGACACAAGAAGTTCTTTTAAATGACTGTTCAGAAGATTGTGATTTTATTATCAGCATGTCTATTTCTCAAAATGAAAATACTAAAAAGTTTCATTCACTGTTTCCTCAAATACCTTTAATAACTTACAACTGGGACTGGTTCAGTTTTGTTGACAAGACTACACAAGAATGGACAGACTTTATTCAATTAATGAAAGAATCAAAAGATGTCTGGACTTGTTCAAATGACACTGCTAAACTCTGTGAAGAACTTCTAAAAATTCCCCATTTTGTCATTTACTGTCCAGCTCTCCCTCAAGAATTTGAAGGAGTCATGAGAGATGATGGTTATGCATTGATGGCTTCTAGAAGGGTTCCTTACAAAGGTTGGGACATTTTTGAAAGAGGTTGTAGAGAATTGGGAATAAATTATATTTCTTGTCATCCGTCAAAGTTTACTAGAGCTCAATTTATAGATAAAATTAAAAATTGCAGTTTGGTTGTTGTAGCTTCTTATGAGGAAAGTAATGCTACTATGAGTTCTATTGAAGCTGCTTTCTGCAAAAAACCGTTATTATTATCTGACATTGAAGCTAATAAAGAATGTTGGGGGGATTGTGCAATTTATTTCAGAACTGGAGATTTGCAAGATTTTAAAGATAAAATTAAAGACTTGTTTATTAATAGGAATTTTTCTCTCAAAACTAAACTCATGGTTGAAGAAGCTTACATGAGAGCAATGAAAATGTACACTCCAGAAATTATGTCAGAAAATATCATTACTAGATTAAATGAATTACGACAAATATAATAAATTTAGTGAATTGCATGTACTTGAGAATCCTCATGGCTATTTAGCTTGGAGGTACGGGACAGGTGACAATGTTGAGATATTTGATATTGAAGTTAATGAAAAAATGAAAGGACACGGAACTCAACTAATTGGTATACTTTTAGAAACTTTGAAAGGAAATCCTCCTGATATTGTTTTTGGTTTCACAAAACAAAACAATTCTATTGCTCAAAAATTTTATTCTTCAATTGGATTTAACATTGTTTCTGGAATAGAGAGTCATTGTCTTTTTTGGAAAGAATACAAAGAACTTTATGAAAAGATTACAGGAAGAAAATATTAATACACCTGAATTAGCAGATCGGATTTTTGAACAAAGATGGAGAAAACAAGTTCATTACGTTGATTTTAATAGATTTGTTTTGTTGTCTAAGTATTTTAGTGGAGGGAAATGTTTAGATTTGGGGGTTTTTAATTCTCCTCTACCAATTGAACTTAGAAGAAAATTTCCTGAATCAGAGATATGGGCGATAGATCATGCAACAACAGTTATTGAACATTTCAAAAAACAATTCCCTGATATACATTATATAGTGGGTGATGTCATGAGGTTGCCTTTTGAAAACGAAAGTTTTGATTATTTGATAGCAGGTGAATTGATAGAACACTTAGAAGATCCAGAAGCTTTCTTGAAAGAATGTTTTAGGGTTTTGAGACCTAAAGGTTATTTAGCTATTTCAGCTCCAGTTGAAGAAGGAGTTTCTCAAGCTAGAATTTCTTCAGAGCATCTTTGGTCTTTTGATCGACAAGACTTTGAAGCTCTTTCTAATCTTTACGATAAAGTAGAGATAGATACTTTTCAAGAAGCGACTGGTTCTACTGTTAACGTTTTTATAGTATATTGTCAAAAAAAATGAATGAAACTTTTGAAGAAAAAATTATAGAGTATAAAGAACCTCTTCTAAAATATATTGTTAGAAATCATACAAATGATGAAGGTATTGTGAGAGGTTCTGTTTTAGAGCACACTTATGGCGAGAATTTCTCTGGTATTGTTGTTGTTATAGGTGCTCATATCGGAGGGTTTAGTTGTTTTGCTGCTTCTAGAGGTGCTGACAAAGTTTATTGTTTTGAACCTGAGGAAGGAAATTACAATCTTCTAGTCCGCAACATTGCTTTGAATGGACTTGAGGACAAGATTTTTCCTAGAAGAATGGCTATAGGCAAGCAAAAAGAAAAAAGACTTTTGTACGTAGCAACTCCTTATACTTTGAATCCAGGACGACACGGTCTGTTTTATTCTAATTATGGGACATCTCAGGAAGTTGATTGTGAATCTCTTGATGACATCTTTTCAGAAGAGAAATTAGACGTTGTAGAGTTGCTGAAATCAGACTGTGAGGGAGGAGAGTATGAATTCTTTCCTTCTGCTTCTGAAGACACTCTTTCTCGGATCAAAAAAATTGCAATGGAAACTCATTTTTCTAGAAAAGAAGAGTTAATAAACTTTTTCACTGAGAGAAATTTTAAAGCTGAAGAGAAACTTGGTGTTCATGGAGTGCCTATTTCAGCTAGCATAATGATTTTTCAAAATTTGAAATATGAGAGTTAAAGCCTTATTCTTATAAAAATATGAAACATAAAAATGTTGTTTGTTTAGGGGGAGCAGGTTTTATTGGTTCTCACTTAAGCAATTATTTAAGTAAAGAAAATAATGTTTTAGTTCTTGATAATCTATTATCAGGCAAAAAAGAATACTTAAATTCTAAAGTTCTTTTTAAGAAATTTGATGTGAGATATGGCACTATCAGACTGTCAAAGCTCTTGAAAGATTTTAAAACTGATTACGTCTTTCATTTAGTAGCCTGTCCTTTCATACCAGATTCTTATGAAAACCCTGAAGAATTTGTAGATATTAATATCAAAGGAACTTTAAATGTTTTGAAAGCATGTCAAGAAGCAAAAGTTAAAAAAATCTTAGTTTATAGTTCTTCTGAAGTCTACGGAGGAAGTGGGGGTGTAGCTATAAATGAAGACTTTCCGGTTTATTCTAGATCTACTTATGCTACAACTAAATTAGCAGCTGACAGACTTTGTTATAATTTTTTTAAAGAACATTTAAGTCCTGTGATAATTTTACGACAATTTAATTGTTATGGAGATAATTGGACTCAACCTTATGTTATTCCCGAAATTATTCAGCAACTAACAAAAAGTAATGTTCTTAGACTTGGAAACATTTTTGCTCGTAGAGACTTTTTGTATGTAGAAGACTCTGTTGAATTGTTTTCAGGGTTAATTGAAAAAGGAGTCTGCGGTGAGACGTATAACTTAGGGTCAGGACAAACTTATTCTATAAAGGAAATTGCTACTCTTCTTTGTAAAATTATCAGGGGAGAAGAACCTAAGTTTTTGATTGAAAAGAAAAGATTACGACCAGATGACGTTCAATTATTGTTGTCAGACAATTCTAAAGTTTATAAAGTAATTAAGGGCCGACCCTTCACTTCTTTAGAAGAAGGTTTGCAAAAAACATATTCATGGTTTCAGACACAGACTTAATACTTAAACATGATACTGTTAGAAAGATAATACGGATTTACACCCTTGGAGAAAAAGAGGTCGGTTTGCTGTCTTATAGAAGATTTCCAGGTGGTTTAGTTATAGAAGTTTGCATGATTTATACTAATCAAGAATTTCAAAGAAAAGGGTATGCTACTTTCTTACTCAAAAAATTGATTGAATTAAATCCAGAATATTCTATGTTATATCTTCATACTACAAGTACTAATAAACCAGCAATTGCTTTCTATGAAGCATTTGGGTTTAAGAAAGCTTTTGACTGGAAGGATTTTTATGAAGACCCTTCATCAGGTGAGGTTCATGACTCAGTTTTTTATGGATATAAAATAAAACATTAATTTTATGTATAAAATACCCGTCTCAAAACCTTCAATAACTAACTTAGAAAAGAAGTGGGTTAATAAAGCTCTTGACGAATGTCAGATTTCTTCTACGGGAGGGATGGTAGAAATTTTTGAAAATAAACTTGCTGAAAAAATAGATGTTAAATATTGTGTAGCTGTCAATTCAGGTTATTCTGCTCTGTTTTTAGCTCTTAAAGCTCTAGAACTTAAAAAAGGAGATGAGGTAATCTTGCCAGATTTTACAATGATAGCTTGTCCTAATGCTATTATTGAGTGTGGAGCTAAACCTGTCTTTGTAGACGCAGATTGGGACACATGCAATATGAATTCTCTTAGAGCTCTAAACAGGATAAGCTCTAGAACTAGAGCAGTGATGTTTGTTCATATCTATGGTCATCCTTGTGATTTCTCAAGACTTCAAGAATTTAAAAAATTGAAGATGAAGATAGTAGAAGATTGTGCTGAAGCACCTGGTTCTAAATTCAGAGACAAGTCTGTTGGTTCTATCGGAGACCTTGGTTGCTTTTCTTTTTATGGTAATAAGATCTATACTTGTGGAGAAGGAGGAGCTATAACAACAAACAATGAAGAGTATGCTAAAGAGTTGAGAAGATTAAGAGCTTATTATTTTCCTAAAATGGGTCATTTTTGGCATGAAAAACTAGGATGGAATTTCAGAATGTCTTCTTTAGAAGCTGCTTTAGGGATTGCTCAACTAGAAAGATGGGACGAATTACAAGAAAGAAGAGATGAAATTGCTCGAAGATACGACAAGTTGAGAGATTTTGTAGAAATACCTATTCAAAGAGAATATGCTAAAAGAGTCAATTGGTATTATTTCATAAAAACACCTCAAAGAGATCAAGTTGAAAAAAGTTTAGAAGAACATGGTGTTGAGACAAGAAGGTCTTTCACTCCTATGCATCTACAACCAATATACAAAAAACTAACTAGAGATGAAAAATTTCCTGTTTCTGAGAAATTAATGAAAGAAGGTCTGTATTTACCTACTTTTCCAGAACTTACAGATAAAGATCAAGATTTTATTATTGATTTAGTTAAAAAAGCTTTATGATTTTTAATAATTTAGCAGCAATTTACGATATAATATACAAAAAGAAAGACTACTCTAAAGAAGTTGAGTTTTTAGATATTATGTTAAAAGAAACTAACAGTGAGACAGTTTTAGATGTCGGCTGTGGGATAGGGACTAGAGCATTGTTGTTGTCTCAGAAAGGCTACAATGTAGTGGGTATTGATAGATCTTCTGAGATGATAAGGTTAGCTAAATCTAGAGCTAGTTTAGATTTCCGAAATATAGACATTTTAGATTTCAAAGGTTATGAGAAGTTTGATTGCTGTATAATTCTTTTTAATGTTTTAGGCTATATCGACAACATTCCAAAATTCTTTAGTGTTATTAAAAAACATCTGAAAAAAAGAGGTTTGATTGTTCTAGATTTTTGGGACAGTGATTTACTGAGAAAAAAAGGAATCAAAAAGTTTAAGATTAATTTCTATTTTTCTAATAAAAGATTGTTTGTTAGACTTGTACGTTCAAAAATGAAGAATTCTGAAGTATGGGTTGACTACGACGTCTTTGAATTTCCGAAGTTCAAAGTTTTTAGAGAAACTCACTTGATTAAATCTTTTAAAGAATCTGATATTTTAAGAGAAGCTTCAAAACAGAATTTAAGAAGAGAAGCTGGTTTTCTTTTTACTGACATTACTAAAACTTTAGCTTTTAAATCATGAAAAAAATTATTGTAGCTGTGAGTGGAGGGATGGACCCTTTGCATATTGGTCATATTAATTATTTGAAAGAAGCTAGAAAGTTGGGAGATAAGTTAGTTGTAATTCTGAACTCTGATAATTTCTTAAAGAACAAGAAAGGCTACGTTTTCATGAAATATAAAGAAAGAGAAGCTATTCTCAGAAGTATTAGATACGTTGATGATGTTGTCAAATGTATAGACAAAGATCAGTGTGTTAGTAAAACTCTTGAAAAGATAAAACCTTCTATTTTTGCTAAAGGTGGAGACAGAACTCTCAAAAATCTCCCAGCTTCTGAAATTGATATTTGTAAAAAATTAGGAATTAAGATTGTTTGTAATGTTGGTCAGAAAGAGCAGAGCAGTTCTTCACTTGTTCAAAAAGTTATTCAAAGAGTTTACAAAAACACAGAACTGTGGAATAATATCTTAATGGCTAAAAAACAGCAACCCACTAAAGAAACTTCGCCTGTTGTTTGTTCTTATTGTGGAACAAAAAATGCTAGGGGAAGGAAATATTGTTTCAAGTGTGGAAAGCCTCTTTTGTATAGTGAGGTTTAATGTTTATGATTTGTCCAGTTTGTAAAAAAAATACATATATCGTTTCAAAACCGAATGGTGTTTATTGTGGAAGGTGCGATGCACTGTTAGAAGGTCGAACACCACAAGGTCCGGCTACATTAAAATGTCCGAAATGCCAAGAATATTCTCGTAATGATTATTGTTCGCATTGTGGATATAGTTTTAAAAAAAATATAGATTACTAATATGCCAGCAGCTTTTGAAAAGTGTGTTAAAGAAGGAGGGAAGGTTCGCACAGTCTCAGGTCCTTCTAAAACACCAAAATTAAAAAAAGGAGAATACATTCATGTCTGTATAGCTTCTGACGGAGGAAGGTACTGGGGAGAAGTACGAAAGAAAGTAGAGAAAACAATATCTGAAGAAACAATGGAAAAAGTTTTACCCATTCTCACTCTTGAAGATATTGATTCTTTGATTTTGGAAGATTTAACAGATTCTCAGCTTTACAGTGTTCACAAATCTTTACATGATCTCTGGAACACTAAAGAAGACAAAGTTTTGAATGTAGAAAAATTGATTGATTCGCACTATCTTATCATGCAGGAGTACGACAAGAAGAATTTGATCCATCATTCAATTGATTTGTTAGATGGAAAAATTGGTGAATAAGTTGTAGTTTTTGTAAGAGCTTATTTGAATGTTGTTGTTAGCAGAGCATTGCTCTATCCATCTGAGCTATTACAGGGGTTTACAACTTTTCCAGTATGTTTATATAATGGATTAATCAAACCGTTTTGAAACAGTCAATGTTCTGGTTTGGATATTGGCTTTTTATTATGCTTAAAAATATGAATAAAGAATTTACATTTGAGATCGACGTATTAAAAACTGAAGAAGACATCCAGCAAGGCGACTGGGTCTGTTCAGGTTATGCAATGACTTCTGATTTAGACAGTGATTCTACTATAATCACTAGAGACGCTATTGAAGGAGCTAAAGATGATTTATTAAAATATTCTACAGTTCTTTTTAATCATGACAAAGACCGACCTGTTGCTAAAGTGGTTAATGCTTTTCCAGATGATTATGGTCTGTTAGTAAAAATTGTTGTTTCTAAAACTGAGGAAGAATTGTGGAATAAGATCAAGGAAGGTATTGTTTCTAAATTTTCTATTAAAGGTCGAGCTACTGACATAGATGAGGTTGTTGGTGGCGATAATCAAAAAATCCTCAAGATTAATAAACTTGAATTATATGAGGTTTCTCTCGTGTCTGTTCCAGCTAATGTTGAAGCAAAAACAATTAGTTGGTACGTAGCGAAATCTCTAGATGAAAACATGAATATAGTAAAAGATAAAGAAATTGAAAGTAAAGAACTTGAAAATTCTGGTGTGACAGAAAAATCTTTAAGTCTTACGGATATCGTAAGTGCTTTAAAGACTGCTCTTACAAAGAAAACTTTTTCTGCTTTATCACAGTCAGTTCAGAGTCTTTTAGATGTTATTTCTGCTGAAGATGCTTCTACTGCAACTCCTCAAAAAGAGTTTGCTTTCGAAGATACCGGCGATGAACGCCCTCTTTTTCAACTGCATTCTTCTGGAAAGATTGATTTGGGCGAAGGTAATAGATTCAGAAAACAACTTCTCAAAATAGGTAAATGGTATTATTGGGGGGCTGAGGGTGGAGTTTTGGACATAACTAAAGAGAAAATTTCTCAGTTAGTTAAAAACTTTAAAGACAAGATTTTAGATCATATAACTGTCCCTTTAACTCATACTCAGAATCCTGCTCTAAATACCGGCGAAGTTGTTGATTTGATACAGACTGCTGATGGATTAGATGTAATTTGTGAAATTAAGGACGAAACTGTAGCAGAAAAAATCAAAAAAGGTTTGATTCAGTCTATTTCAGCCAGCATTGATCCGAATTATTTCAACAAAGTGTCAGGAAACTTTACAGGTCCTGTTTTGTTGCATGCTGCTCTAGTACATGAACCATATATTAAGGGAATGAGAGAGTTTGTGGAGTTAGGCGAAGAGTTTAAAGATAGACCTGTTTTTCAGTTAGAAGATTCTGAGCTGACTATAGAACAGAATTTTCAACTTATCAGAAATGCGTTTGAAAAGCTTGAAAAACAATTAGAGATACGTGGAGAAGCTACTGAAAAAATGAATACAAATCAACCCATATTAGAGTTTGAGATTCCAGCAGATATAGAAAAAGACATTGAAAAGACTGCTTATACTGATTGCATGAAAAGAGAGATGAAAGCAGGTGCTGCTATGGCAGATGCTGCTAAAACATGTACTGCTGAAGTAAAAAAAGAAGATGTTAAAAAAGAAGAAAAAGTAGAGGAAGTAAAACAAGAAGTTAAAAAGGAACTTGCTTCAGAGGAAGCGACTGGGGAGGCAGTTGTTGAAACTGTTCAGCCAGAAGTTAAGTCTGAAGAAACCATCAAGCAAGAAAAGGTTGATCTTGCAGATGCGGAAGGGCTTTATGAGAAGTATCTAAAAGGAGGGAAAATTGTTCCTTCTCAAAAAGAAAGTCTTGTAAAACTCTTGACTTCTAAAAAAGTGATAGATCTTGGAGAGGACCAAAAGGTCGACCTCAAAGAGACTGTAATTGCTTTCTTAGAAAATCAGCCCAAAGTTGTTAATTTCCAAGAACAGGGTACTTCAGAACCTGCACAAACTGAAAAGCCTCAGGCTCAGGCAGACATAATGCCTGAAGATGTTAAGGCTTTTTACAAGAACAGGATGAATTTTTCTGAAGAAGATGCTCTGAAGGCTTGGGAAGATGCAAAAGACAGACAGAAGGCTGAGGGTGAAAAATCAACCATATTTTAAGTACATTAAACATTAATGACTGCTTTATCGGCAGACTACGAAGCTAAGAGAGAAGACGGCGAGATTGTCAGTGTTCTTGTCAAAGGGACTACAACTATCTACAAAGGTGGTTTAGTTGTTGACAAAGGGACTGGTTATGCTGAGCCTGGTCTTGATGGATCAGGTTATACTTTCTTAGGTGTTGCTCTTGAAAAGTGCGATAATTCTTCGGGGACTGACGGAGCTAAAGCTATTCGAGTTTTTAAAACGGGATCTTTCGAATTCCACAAATCATCTGCCGCACAGACAGATCTTGGAGTTGCAATGTATGTCACTGATGACAATACTGTTGCTGCTACAACGACTAATTCTATACTGGTAGGTTATTGTGTGAGTATCGTCGATAGTTCTCATATTAAACTCCGAATAGACTTGGCAGCTAAATAATACTATGCTAGTTAGAACAGACATTCCAAAGTTATTGACAGCTGGAATGAAGACAGAGTTCATGGGTGCATTTGCACAAGCTGCAGCGGATTATTTAGCAGTGTCTTCGATAATTCCATCGACAAAAGACCAGGAAACATATCCTTGGTTGGGTGCGACTTCTAAGATGAGGGAGTGGAAAGCGGAAAGAGAGCCAAAGGGCTTGTCCGAATACTACTTGACAATTATCAACTATGACTGGGAAGCTTCAATTGCAGTAGACAAAAATGCTCTTGAGGACGAACAGTATGGTCAGATAGCCATCAGAGTAAAGGAATTAGCTTTAGAAGCTAAAAGGTTCTTCGATGAGTTGGTCTTTGGGCTAATTGCTCAAGGAGACAGCACTACAGGAACTGGTACTTTCTTAAACAAGACTATTTCTTGTTATGACAGTAAAGCTTTTTTTGCTACTAACCACTCTGAAGGAGCCTCTGGAACTCAGTCAAATAAAGGGACATCCGAATTGGGTGCTTCAACTTTGCAGACAGCTATTACTGCAATGAAGAAATTCAAAGATGATCAGGGAAAACCGATGTATATTCTTCCTGATTTGTTAATATGTCCTCCTGACTTAGAGTTTAAAGCCAGAGAATTGTTAAATTCTGCTTACTATCCTGAAGAAGGCACAGTCACAACCAAACTTGCTACTAACGTCGTAAAAGGTATAGTTAACCTTTTAGTGACTCCTTATTTATCAAATACAAAGAATTGGTTCTTATTTGATACAAAGAAAGCTGTTAAGCCAGTGATACTTCAAATGAGAAGGTCACCGACTTTCACTGATCTGGTATCAGGAACTGAATCTGAGTTTATGAGGAAACAGATCTTCTACGGTGTAGACTGGAGAGGATTTGTAGGTTGGGGCAATTGGAGAACTGGATACGGTGCTTTTATCTAATCGTAGTCAATAACATAAAATAATCCTTGAGTTAACTGGGTGGGGAAGATACTTGTGATCTGATGATCCATCCAGCTTGGAGAGACCTGAAGGATTAAAGATTTTTAAAATCATGGAACAAGACATTAAAAGTCTAAATAAAATTTTAATAGGGATTCCTACGGGATCTGGTCATGTAGATTATAGATTTGCTAGCTCTTTAGCTGCTTTGACATTATCTACTGACACTACATTAATATGGATTCCGAGAGTGATGATAGATACTGCTAGAAATGAAATAGTCAAGAAAGCATTGTCTGACAATTTTACGCATCTCTTGATGCTTGACGATGACATGACGTTCCCTTCAGAAACTTTGACACAGTTGTTGTCACATGACAAAGACGTTGTAGGTGTTCAAGCTTTTAAAAGGAGAGATCCTTATGAACCTTGCGTTTATAAGATGAAAGAAGGTAAGAATTATCCAGTCTTGGTAAAAGATTTTATAGAAGTAGATGCCATAGGTACCGGTATAATCTTAATTAAGGTAGATGTTTTTAAGAAAATATCGTATCCTTTTTTCTGGACAGATTATGATAAAGACGGAACTCATTGGGGTGTAGATTTCAGATTTTGCCAGAAAGCAAGAGATGCAGGTTTTCAAATTTTCTGTGATCCTGATTTAGACATTGGACATATTGGAGATCCTCCTGTGACTAGTAAACTTAATTTTTTAGAGTTTGTTAAAAACAATAAGATTGATGGAGAAAAAGGTTCTGATTTAAAAACAGATCAACCATCTAAAGTCGAATAATTTTTTAATGAGGAATATATCAACTATTTAAGATAAAACGTTCTGAAACGTTATTAGCGGTTTCAGAATATCAATTAAAATGTATTCTATTGAAGTCACAACATCAGTTTTAGTCAGAACAGGTGTTTCAAGAATTGTTGCTCTTATTTTAAATCCGGGTGGTGCTGCTTGTTCTATAAGTTTAGACGACAGTATCAGTGGATCTGGAGATGTTAAAGCAAAACTTGTTGGAACAGCTGCTGGACAGTCAGTTCCTGCTTTTTTCGGTGAAAAAGGTATAGATTGTGGGACAGGAGTTTATGCAACAATTTCTGGAGCAGGTGCTAAAGCTATTGTTGTTATTGAATAAAAAATAAGATTTTGAATCAATTAAAGCTCTTGAAGCTACACTAAAGGTCGAGAAATACTAACTAATTAATGATACTATGGTAAAAGTCAGATTTTTAGGAAATATAATGAAAGGAGGCATCATGAGGAAAGTAGGTGAAGAGATGGAAATGAATGATCAGGCTGCTGCGTTGCTTGCTGAAAAAGGCACTTTGGAAATACCTGGAAAAAAGGTCATTAGAAAAAAAGTAGAAGTTGAGGTAGTTGAAATAGTCGACGCTTAACTTCAAACAACTATGGAAACACTAAATGTAGAAAAAATTCCTTTCAAAGGACAGATTAAAATAGAGCTTTTCGACTCAGAAGGTAATTTGAAATTCAGTCATATTCAGAAGAATACTTTCATGACTGTTGGAAAGAACCATGTGGCTGATCAACTTGGTCAAGCTGCTGGTGCTGAAGTAAAGATGGGTTGGATGGCTATAGGGACATCTGGTACTGCAAAAGCTGCTGCCAACACTACTTTAAATAAGCAGTTAGACAGAAATGCTTTAAGTGCCGGTTATCCAGAACAGGGAGCTACTGCTCCTGCCACTGTAGTCTACAAATGTGCTTGGGCTGCTGGTGATGGAACAGGTGCACTTCAAGAAGCTGGAGTTTTTAACAGTTCCGGCGCTGGGACCATGCTTTGCGCTGCTACTTTCCCAGTTATTAACAAAGGAGCTAGTGATACTCTTACAATCACTTGGGTGGTGACTTGTGGATAATCTAGTTTAATTGTCCATGCGCATAGATAATTAAGACATTCTTTGTGTATGTTATATTCTTGAGTTTGTGGGGCCACGTCTCTCCGACGTCTCAGAAGCTCAAGAAGGAGAGACAACATACATAATAAAATAATAAGACCAAGAGTCAATATGGATAAAAGACTAAAAATCACAATTGGGATTCCTAGTTCGACAGAATTCTTACATCGACATTTTGTCGAGAGTCTAATTAATTTAAAGTATCCAGAGAAAACAGACGTTCAGTTCTGTTGTGTTTATGGTCTGCAGTTGCCCTTTGCTAGAAACAGAATTGTCGACGAAGCATTAGAAAATAATTCAGATTATTTACTTTTCTTGGATGCTGACATGATATTTCCACCTGATCTTTTGACCAGGCTTGTTTTTCATAATGTAGATATTGTTAATGCTCTAGCTTTCAGAAGGATAGAACCTCATTATCCTTGCATTTTCAAGTGGAATGAAAATGAACATTGTTATGAAACAATGACATACTACGGAGGTTTGCAGGAAGTTGATGCTTGTGGAATGTGTTCTATTTTGATTAGAATGGATGTTTTCAGAAAATTAAAAAAACCTTGGTATTATTATAGAGATAATTTGTTCAGCTCTGATCTTACTTTTTGTGAAAATTGCAGAAAAGAAGGCTTCAAAGTTTATGTAGATACTGATCTGAAAATAGGTCATTTGGGGGCTGAAAATGTTATTACTGAAGAATATTATTTAGCTCATTTAAGTCCAGAAGCTAAAGAGCAATGGAATCAAGGTATACGAGATATTGTTAAGACTGAAATGAGAGAAAAGAAACTTTTTCATGATTAATACTATGACTTCAGTTTATATTGCAATTCTCACACAAGGTTCTATAAGAAAAGAGTTAGCTCTTTCTTTGTTGAAATGGAGAGAAAACTCTAAGTATGATTGGTTTATTGAGTTCACTGAAGAACAACCTATTGAACATTGCAGAAACAATATTGTCAAAAAGTTTTTAGCAAGTGATAAAGAATTTCTATTGATGATAGACAGTGACGTCATTCCAGAAAGAAACCCTCTTGAACTTATAGAAAAAAATTTAGATATAGTTTCTTGTCCAGCTCCTATTTATCAGTATAGAGTTATTTGGAATTGTTATAAATTGAATGAAGAAGGATATTGGTTGCCTATTGATATTTCTAAAGAAAAAGACTCTTTAATTGACGTTGATGCAACAGGTTCTGGTTGTATTTTAATAAAAAGAAATGTCTTAGAACAAATTAAAGCTCCTTTTGAAAGACTTTTTGATGAAGATGGACTTGAAAAAATGGGATTAGATTTGTATTTTTCTAAAAAAGCTAAAGAAAAAGGTTTTAAAATTTTTGTCTCTACTTTACATAAATGTTCGCATTTTAAAATTGTTGATTTACAACTGTTTTAATCTTCTATAACTGAATAAACATGCCAGAAAAACTTCAATATAAAAATAAATGGATAGGTTCTTATGGAACATTTGGGTTTGACACTGAAGATGGAGATTTAGGTTTAGATGAATATGCTTTTTACGAAAGAGACAATGTTTATTTTATTAGAACTAAACCAAAAAATGAAGCACAATTTGAGAGAGTAGATTGCACTTATGATGTTTCTAAATTAAAAGAGGTTAAGATACAAGGAGAAAAATATTATGACGAATTTCTTACAGCTAAAGGAGCAGAAGAAGTTTGGGGGGAATCAAATAATAAAAATTTATCGAATATATCTAGTGGAGGAATTTTAAGACTTCTAACTACTAAAACAAAATTTTTAGGAGGAAAAATTAAAAATTATCCACAACCAGAAAGGACTGAATTGGTAGACATTTTACCTCCTGAAGAACCTAAAGATGAAGAACTAAAACATCATTCAATTGCACTAGACGTAGCTAGCTATTCTGTAGACAGGACTAATGTTAATAGTTATTCTTGGGCTCATACATGTACTGGAACTAATCTTATATTATGTGCTGGTGGAGGTTGGAATGATTCAGTAATCAATGAACAGACTTTAACATATAATGGTGATGCTATGACTCAAGCTGCTTATAATGAGAATGGCAGTACTGGTTTAAGAGCATATTATTTACTTAATCCTGATTCGGGCGCAAGTCATACAGTTTTAGTTCAGTTCAGGGTTTCTCCGATAGAATACGCAAGTTATGCTTGTGGTGGAGCAGTTTCATATACTGGCGTTCAACAGTCCGGAGTACCAGACGCATCTTCTAGTCCTACTGGAACAAGTCTTTATCCTGCTGCTACAGTGACTACTATTGCTGACAATTGTTGGGTATTTGCTACTTTGATGACAGGCGGTTCTACTACTATTGCTTTTGATAATACTCAAAGATGGAAAGGTGTTGGAGCAACTCCAGTTGGTGCTGGAAGCGATACAAATGGTCCAAAGACTCCAGCTGGTGCTCAAGTAATGAGTTATACATTAGGCACTTCTAGACCTTGGGTTGTTGGTGCATTTTCTTTTGCACCGGTGCTTCCTGTTGCTTATACTAAAAATCTCACGGCAACTTTGTCTCTTTCTGAGACTCTTAAAAAAGATGTCGGTGCTACAAAGACAGAAGCTTTAACTTTGTTAGAAGCAAAAAGTTCTCTTTCAGCTTTTCAAAAGTCTTCTGCTGAGTCTCTTAGTTTGTCAGAAGTCTTGTTGTTGCTTTCTGCTTTAAACAAGAATGAAACATTAAATTTGTCTGATGTGAAGAGTCTTTTGAATGCTTTTAGTAAGGGTTCTTCTGAAACTTTGACTTTATCTGATGTGATGTCAAGATTGAATGCTTTCAAGAGGTCAAATACTGAGACTTTAAGTTTGTCTGATGTTAAATCTTTGTTGAATTCGTTTAAAAGATCTAATGCTGAGACATTGTCTTTGACTGAAGCTAAGACATTGAAGAATGTTTTCAAAAGATCTAATGCTGAGACATTGTCTTTGACTGAAGCTAAGACATTGAAGAATGTTTTCAAAAGATCTAATGCTGAAACGTTGTCTCTATCTGAAGCTAAGACACTATTAAAGTCTTTTAAGAGATCTAATACAGAATCTTTATCTCTTTCTGATGTTAAAACATTAACTAATGTTTTCAAAAGATCTAATACTGAAACTTTATCTTTATCTGAAAGTAAGACAGCTTCTGTGTCTAAGTTTCAGAATCTCTCTGACGCACTTTCTTTAGCAGAGACAGTAGCTTTTCTAGAAAGCCTTTCGTTGTCTGACAGTATCTCTCTTCTTGAGCTTTTGTCAGTGTCACTTTCTTTTCAATTGAATCCGACTGAAGCTCTAGCTTTAAGTGAAATCTTGTCAATGGCTACAGAGAAATCTTTATCTGACAGTCTTGCTCTAGCAGAAGCATTAAAATTTAGTGCTGAAAAAACATTTAATGACTCATTCTCTTTAATTGAAGCTCTAATTTCTATTATTTCTTATGAAAAATCTTTAACTGAGACATGTCTTTTGAACGAAGCTTTTGCTGCAGAGACTGGATTGTCTCTACAAGAATCATTTGCTTTGCTAGAAACATTGGTCTCTTCTATAGATTTATCAATTTCAGATCTTTTGATTCTGTCTGAATTAAAAACTTATGAAATGGGCAAAACTTTGACAGATTCATTAACTTTGTCAGAAGGACTACTTAATGATTTAAACTTGACAAAAGAAGAAACTATTAGTTTGTCTGAAACTGTGGATAGGATTATTGATACTAGAAAAGAACTTTCAGATTCTTTTTCTATCATTGATGTTTTTGCTCCCTTGTCTACATACGAGAAAATTCTTTATGACACTCTCACATTAGCTGAAGCGTTTTCAAAAGAGAGCGGATTGTCTTTAGTTGATGGTATTTCTTTTGTCGAAGCTCTACAACTATGGGGAGGTACTGAAAAACGATTAGCTGATTCTATAACTCTTATTGATCAATTTGTATTAAAAACTGATTTGACTAAAGAAGAGTTTTTGAGTTTAGCAGACCTTTTTGCTTCTGTAGTTGACTCTTCAAAGACTTTAACTGATAATTTTAGTTTGTCTGATTTATTAATCAATGAAGCAAATCTTTTGAAAGTTGACAGTTTGCCATTGTCTGAACTCTTGAACAAGAATATTGAAGTATCTGCAACTGATAGTATTTTGTTATCTGAAACTCTTTTCAAAACAACTGAGAAATCACTCTCTGATTCTATTTCTTTAACAGAAGTTCTGTTTAATGAGAATTCTTTCCAGAAACTTCTTACTGAAACTTTAATTTTAGCAGAATCTTTGAGCAGAGTGTCTGGGGTCTCTTTAGCTGATTCTTTGACTTTATTAGATGTTTTTTCTTCAAAATTTGAAGTAGAATTGAATTTATCTGATGCTTTGACTTTAATAGAAACATACTTAAAAGATTTGAAGTTAGAGAAAACTGATGCTATTACTTTAGCAGAATCATTTGAAAAATCTATAGGTTTGAACAAGTCTGAAAGTCTTGCTTTAGCTGAAACTCTCGATAAAATGTCAAGTATTTCTTTGTTTGACTCTTTCACAATAGAAGAATCTATTAGAAAAATTCTAGGTCTTAACGAAACTGATTCTTTTACTCTCAGTGAAGACATCAAATCTGATTATTTTCTTAGCAGATCAGAGTCTATTTTATTAGAAGATGCTGCAATTTTATTTGCGTCTGAAAAAATTCTTCAAGAGCAGCTTGTTTTATCAGAGAATTTGTCAAAAGAAACAAAGATTTCATTTGTTGATTTATTTGTAATTTCAGAAATTCTCCACAAATCAATTGAAATTCCTCAAGGAGAAACTTTAATCTTGAGTGAAAGCATGGAAAAAATTTCAGATATTAAGAGAGAACTTCCGGAATCTTTATCTCTACAAGATTCTTTGTCTAAAAATATAACTGTTGATTTAGTAGATGATTTCACTTTAATAGAAACATTAATTAAAGAGTTTGGTCTTAAATTGACTGAAGCTCTTTCGTTGCTTGAGTCTTTGACTATTTTAGAGAAAGAACCTTTAGTTAAAAAGACAGTTTTAGTGACAAAAGACAAAAGATCGTATTTGTTTTCAAAATAGAAGGGTTTACTCTGTGACTAGATAGTATTAAAATAATATAAAATGATTACATTATTTGCACCAACTGAAGATCAAGTTTTGACTGAAAAAACAGATTTTTCTGCTGATGAAGCTATCGGCCAAACTGTTTTGTCAGTTGATAATAATCAAGGTTTTATAGCAGATGATTACATTATTCTTGGTCGTTTGAGTCAAGAAACATCAGAACTTGCTCAAGTGTATTCTGTCAGTTCTGATTTAAAGTCAATAACTATCAAGATTGCTACAAGACATTCTCATTTCAAAGGAGACCCTATAACTAAAATTTTATATAATCAAAGGAAGTTTTACAGATCAACGTCAAAGACTGGTACTTTCAGTCATCTTAGCACAGAGGGCTCTCCTGTTGACATTGAGGTAGATAAACCAGACGGCACTATTTTTGAAGACACTACAGGTTCTTCTACTTCTTGGTACAAGTCTACTTATTTCAACACAGAATCAGGGAAAGAAACTTCTATTGATGATGCTATTCCAATTCAAGCAGGAGAATCTAATCATTATACTTCACTTTACAAAATTAAACTAGAAGCAGGACTAGAAGAAAATTATTATGTTCCTATTGATATAGTTGATGATTACAGAAACGAAGCTGAAAACCAAGCTGAGAGTTCAGTTGTCGGAATTTATAGTGTGCCTTTTTCTTCAGCTCCAAAGATTTTTGAGCAGATTGTTAGAATATTAGCAGCAGGTTTATTACTGACAAAAGAATATGGATTAGAAGCAGATATTAACATAAGTAAGACTGGTGAAAGAAAGATTCAGAGAGCAGAGTCTTTATTGCAGAAAATTAAAGATGGTGTAATTTTATTGGTTGATCAAAACAATTCTTTGATAGGAAGAACAGGATCTTTGAAAGCAAGCTCTTCAAATGCTTATGATGGATCAACTGAAGACAAAGGAGAACTTTTCAATATAGGAGATGAGCACTTTAGCATGAAAGACCCTGATAGTCCGAAGTCATAGTTTACAATTCTGGACAGAATGTTATAAGTAATTAATGATATACAGCATTACTATTACTGGAGACAAGGAAGTGATTAAAAAAATGGATAGCATCGACAAAGCTTTACTTAATCCGAGAGAACCTCTCACTGAGTTTGCACAGACATATATGCCTCAGATAGATGCAAATATTCAGTCAGAAGGCCGTCTTTTTGAAAAACCTTGGCCGAAGATATTGCCTCGTACTATACAGAAAAAGGTAAAAGCAGGTTTTTCTTCTGAAGTAATGACAGAGACTGGAAAGTTAAGGAAGAGTTTTGGTTATCAAGTAAGAACTCAAGGACTATCGCAAGCAATTGGTGGTTATATAAGGACAGGTCTATTGACTATTTATTGCAATCCTGCTGTTCTGTATTTTCGTTACCAGCAATTAGGGACTTCTCGTATCCCTCAGAGAATGATGCTAAGATTGACAGATTCTCATAGAGCTTCCCTTCTTTCAATAACAATAAATTGGATAAAAAAAATAATAAGATCTGGTGGTAAATAATGTATCAAGCACTTCAAACAATAAAAGACAGATTGCAAGCAAATTTAGGGAACAAAATCAAGTATTATTTTTTTGACGATCCGAAATTAATTAACACTTCTTCTTTGCCTTGTATTGCAATAGTTCCAGTCCGCACTGATATTTCAGTTTTAGACACAGGGAGAGATGCTTTTGAATATACTATAGATATTTATTTAATAATTAACGCATTGTCAGAGTTGGGGAAATATAGTCAGGAAATGATAGGAATTCAGTTTTTGACTCAACTTATGGAAGAAATAGATACTTCTACTTGGAACTTGAAATCAAATACAATTCTTGATTCTTTCAGGAAAGACCTTGAGCTTGCTGACAATTTATCAATTAGTAATGTAGCAGGTATTGATTATACAGTCCGTCTCCGTTCTGAACAGATGGTGACATTAGAAAGTCATTGTAGAATCACAGTGACTAGAATAATCGTAAGATAATTCAAATTAGACATTAAAGTCATGGATAAAAATTTAAAAGAATTTCGTTGTCAGAAGTGTAATGGTCTTCAGTTTAAATATAATATCAGTCGTGATTCAATTATTGTTCAGACAAAGTGTTATTCTTGCAATCAATTTAATAATTTAGAGATTAATTTAAACCCTCTTTTTGAGATATGGAATCTTGAAAAGAATAAGAAAAAATTAAAAAAAGATGAAAATCATAAATAAATATCACGACAGATTAACATTTGATGAAGAAGGTTTCAATTTTTCAATTGGGCCCAATGAAGTAAAAGAAGTTGATTATGACACAGGTCGTAAGCTTTTGAATAATTTTTGGATTAAAGAATTTAAAGAAATTAAGAAAGTTGAAGAAGTTAAAAAAATTGAAGAAGTTGTAAAAATAGAAGATCAAAAAACTTTAAAGGTCGACGTTATTAAAAAACAACTTAATTAGAGACTACTATGTCTATAAGTATCGGACGAAGAGCTTGGTTAGGTGTTGCTATAGAAGCTTCACCAGGGTCTGCTAAAGCAGCTGCAAAGTATTTACCATTTTTGACATGTACTCTTAGAGGCGTTCAAGAACCTCTTGTAGATGAATCTGCTAAAGGTCTTAGAGAAAGAGTAGGTGGTTCAGTTTTAGGTCCTAAAAGAGGAGAAGGAGATGCTGAAATTCTTTTAGATGTCGAGAATGCACCTTATTTGATTTATCCAGCACTTGGTGTTTGTTCTAGTACACAAATAACAACGAATTCTTACACTCATACAATAACTAGAATTGCTAGCAACACTCCTAAAACTCTAACATTAATTCATGACAATATTGCTGAAATAAGAAAATTCGTTTACGGTGTTGTAAATACTCTTGAAATCAGTGTTTCTGACGGTTTAGCTAGAGCTACTGCTGGAATTTTATCAAAATTTCCTGCAACAGGTACAGGCACAAAGGCTATTACTTCTGAAACAGTATTGAGTTTTAAAGACTATAAATTGTATCTTGGAACTACTTATTCTACGTTAAAGGCTCAAGTTCTTGGCGGAACAGGTGTTCCTACTAAGATTACTAATTTCACTCTGAGAATAAATAACAATGCAGAAGCTCAACATGTAAGTGGTGACAATGATGTAGATTCAATCACACTTGGTCAACTTGAAGTTGATGGAGAATATACTTTATTTTTCGAAACAACAACTGAGAGAGCAGCTTATGAAGCGTTGACTAAAAGAGCTTTAATTGTTCAGTTCATTGGTGGTGCTATTGGTTCAGATTACGAAGAGATTTTTATAGGTCTTCCTCTTGTTCATTTAAGAGAAAGGGCTATAGATACTGCTATTGCAGGATTCATGACTGAGAGCCCTACTTTTGTAGCAGAATACGACACAGTCGAAGCTAAATCAATTGAAGTATTAGTCACGAATAACACAGTTAGTTATTAAAGACAGGTTTAATGTCTCTTAAGTCAGAAGACTTTTAATATAATGTCGTTTAAAGACTATGGAAAATCCAACTAATGTTGTATTTGAAGATATTCGAAAGACTCTTAAAGTCGAGTTGCCTTCATACCCTCACAGTAGAGTAATTTTATGGGACCAGCTGAAAGCATGGCAGAGCGAAGAAATAGCAGATGCTAAAAATGCGTATCAAGCTGGAATTATTACTCTAAAATACTTGATTAAAGAATGGAATTTTGTAGATACTGAAGGAAAAGCTATACCAATCGATGAAAATCATATCGGTTTACTTAATTCAGACGATATGACTTTTTTAGTTAGCGAGGTTAGCAAAAGACTTGGAGAGCTCCAGTCTAAAAAAAAATTGAGCTCAAAAAAGTAGTTGAATCTTTCGTTTCAAAAAGAATAAAATCAAAAGTCTTAATAGACTACTTTGTGTGTAAAAAACTAGGGTGGTCTTTTTTTGAACTTTATAATCTTCCCCAACTTCTTTATGAAGAAATTATTAGCATCTCTCATATTGAAGAGCAATTTGAAGGAGGAGACACTAGAGCTCTAGAATCAGAACTAAAAACAGTTCGGTCGTCAATTAAATCAAAGATAAAATAACAATGGCGTCATCTGAAGATAAAGTCACAATTACAATTGATACTGCTATAAATGAGAAAGGTCTCCAGAAAGCAAAGGCTGGTATTGAAGACTTGGGTAAAAAATCTAAAACTGTTAGTGAACAGATAAAATCTGGACACATGGACGCTATGGCAGGTATTGAGTCATTAGGAAACAGGTTCAGATACTTGAGTTTGGTGGTGGGGATGACATCTGGTGCTATGTTGATGGCTACAAAGAGCTTTGTGGAGTCTGTCAAAAATTATGAGACTGCTATGCTTGGAGTGAATGTGATGGCATATACTACAGGTCAGTCAATGGATGAAGCTACAAATATTGCTTTAAAATACGCTAAAACAGGTCTTATTTCTATTACTGATTCTGCTAAGACTTTACAGAATTTATTAGCGTCAGGTCTTAATCTTGATACTGCTGACAAGTTGATGCAGAGAATGTTGGATACTTCAGTGTTTGTCAGGGAGGAACAATATACTGTTGGAGCAGCTCTTGAAAAGTCTTCTTTTGGTATGAGAGTCTTGAACGAAAGAAATATTGATGCTATAGGTATCAATCAGAAACTGAGTGAAACTTATGCTTGGTACGGTGCATCGATCGGAAAAGCAGGAGGTAAATTAAGTGAACTTGAAAGACATCAAGCAGTTGTAGCATTCTTAATGAAAGAATCTGAAAGATACGTTGGAGGAGCTGATTTTATGATGAATAGTTTCAGCGGAACATTGTCGAGATTGTCTACAAACATGGAAGTTTTGAAGATTAGAATGGGGATGGCTTTAATGCCTGTTGTTGGTACTTTAGCAGACAAATTTGTAGGTTTGACTGACAAGTTTTCAAAATGGATAGATACTCATAAAGAAGCTGTTTCTATAATTAACATGGGAACTATTGCACTGACTTCTTTCTTAGCAATTTTAGCGACTGTTGGTGCAATGATGCCGATGTTGATAGCAGGTTTTGCTATTTCAGTAGCAGGACTGGGGGCTTTAGCTTTAGCTACTCTGAAAGTCACTGCTATTTTTCTAGCTTTAATTGCAGTCATTGGAGGTATTATTGTTATTGCTTTAAAAGCTTCAGGTAATTGGGATAAGTGGACAAATTCTATTAAGAGAAATATTGATGCTATTGCAAGTGTTTTTAAACTCATGCCAAAAGCTGCAAACGAAGTAGATGCTAAAACTGCAGAATCTTACCAGAAGCTCGTCAAACAACTTAAACAAGAGAATAGAGATTACGAAGAGAATTTGATGGAGTTAGCTAGAAAACATTCAGAAACTATTGAAAAACTAGAAAAAGATCTTGAAGAGTTGAATAAAGATGAAAAGAAATATTTAGCTGACAGAAAAGAAGATTATGATCAGACGATGGAAGAAATGGTAGATACTCATAAAGACAGAGTCTTTGAGATAGAAAGAGATTTGAAAGAAGAAAGATCTTTAGGTATTAGAGCAGATCAAGAAAAACTTAGAGATTTGCAAGAAAGATTAGATGAAGAAAACAAAGAATATGAGAAAGACTTAGAAGACAAAAAGTCAGATTATACAAAAGATGTTCAAGAATACAAAGATAAGACTGCTGAGAAAAGAAATGAACTTGTAGCATCATTGAATGAAGAATATGATTTGAGAAAAAAGCATGCAGATGAATATACTGCTTGGAGGAATTTCGCATTCTTAGATGAATTTGAGAAAATGCAAAGGACTCACGAAGAGAGGATGACAGACCTTGACGAAGAAATTACAAAACTAGGTCTAACAGACGAACAGATTGTTCAGATTACTTCTTCCACTGACACATTAAATACTTCGCTCGATACAACTAATTCAAATCTTAATAATATTGCAGATAGTATAATTAAAATCGGAAGTGATGCTAGTACTACTGAATCAAACATGTTTAAACTTGGACAAGCGATCGGCTCTGCTTCAGACACTCTTTATTCAAGAGCTGTTGGAGCGTGGCAGACTTTAGGTGACAAAATTGGTTTAGCTGCTGATGCAGTAGAGAGATTTATCAATTTAACTAACGAAGAAAGAGGTCAAAAACTTGATCAAGCACTTGAAAACACTTTTGGAGCATATATTGACAAATATTATCAAAATTGGCAAGATTTAAAAAGAGGTTATAGTTTTCAATTCGGAGGAGTAGTACCCGGTTCTCCTTCACAAGCATATCCAGCTCTTGTCCACGGAGGAGAGACTATCATTCCTAAAAATTCTGGAAGTAATGCAGGTTTGTCTCCTATTACTGTGAATGTTAACAGTCCAGTCGTTCGCAGTGACTCAGATATAATTGCAATAGGAGATGTAGTAGAAAAGGTCTTAGCTCGTAGAATAAGATTACAAAGATTAGGAGCTTAATATGTCAGCAACATCAATCACATACAACAGTTTTTCCCTTCAGGATTCCAATTTTAAGACGAGTACAATTCGTTTTAAACATCTTCCAGAGAAAGAAATAGAACTTGAATATCTTCCTTGTCAAGATCATTTTCAATATGTTAGAAGTTATTACACTAAGAAAGAGATTGAAATTGAAGGGACTTTAATCAGTGATTCTGAAGCAAATCTCAGGACTCTTTTAGACAACATGAAAAGAGCCCTTCGAAGCCCTGAACAGAACTTAGATATTGGTTATGGAAGTTCTACTATTAGATATTCTGCTACAGTTCAGACAATTGATGTTCCTGATGAATATTATCATATCACCTCTCTTCCTTATAAGATTTCTTTTGTTTGCCAGCCACTCGGAAAAGCAACAACTTATAGTTCTAACAGTTTTGACAATATAACAGGAAGCACTTATTCCAATTCTGTTTACATTCTAGGATCTGACGATCCTCGTCCTTTATTTAGAATGACTGTAGCTGCTGGAGCAGCAGTCAAGAAATTAAAATTCACGAATAATACTACTGCTGAGTCAGTCACTGTGTCGCAGTCTTTTAATGTTGCAGACATTTTAGAAGTTGATACTGACGCAAAGACTGTTAAAGTGAATTCTGTTGCTGTAGATTATTCAGGAACTTTCGTGGAATTCCATCCTTGCACTAACAGTTTTACATTAGCAATAACTGCTACAGGAGCTAAAACGATTAATCTTAAGATTGTTTATTACCAAAGTTTTTCATAAGGTATATTATATCAACTTTTTGATGGTAGACGTTCAGAAACGTCAGTACTACCTTCAAAACGTCATATAAAATGGCAGAACAGTGTACTAGAAAAGTAAGTTTTAAAGTTTATGACAGATCAGGTGTTTTTGTCAAGGTTTTAGACGACGTCCTTACTGAACCAGAATGGGACTGGAATGTTAATGGAGGATTGGGAGAAACGTCAATAAAATTAGACAGGAAACTCGGAGACTATGGAGAAGGAACAGACATAGGTCTTAATTACAGGATTAAGATTTATTTGAATGATGCTTACAACGAGAACAAATTAGTTTATTCTGGCTATATTAGTGCTTTCAAACCTTATTTGACAGAAAAGGCAGAAGGTGTTGAGATAATCATCCTTCCAAACGTTTCAAAATTAAAGAATGATTACTGGAGGACTTCGACTAGTGTATTGACAGGTTTTGCTAATCAAGAAACAGCTGCAGACGTAACTGATGTTTTCAAAGACATTTTGAACAATTACAGGTTAAACGGAGAAACTGATCTATTAATTTCAAATGACTGGTCTTATGTAGGTACTACGGGATCTGTTATAACTTATTTATTCAAAGATTTAAAACATTTAGATGCTATTAAAAAACTTGAAGAGTTTTTGCCTTCAGACTGGTATTGGTTCTTAGATGCTGATGGTAAATTGCATCTTAAAGTTAAAGATGCTACTCCTACTCATACTTTTGTTTTGAACGATACAATTAAAGAGTTGCAGACTCATAAAAATATTGAAGAAGTTATTAATCATTTCTTTATTTGGTCAGGCAAAGGAAGTGAAAGTCCCAATTACGTGGATGAAGATTATTCTGATGCAACTAGTAAAGCTGCTTATGGGACAATAGCTGATGAATTAATAGACAGTGATGTGCATACTGCTGCTTATGCTGCTTTAATAGGTAATCCTAAAATCTCTGAAAATAAAGATGCTAAAAACCAAGTGACTCTTATTATAGGAAAAGATTATGATTTAGCTTCAATAAAACCTGGAGATACTTGTAAAATCTCAAATGTTGATGAAGACCAGACAATTTTTGGGAC